TTAAGCGGCCGGGGCTTCCGGTTCGGGCGCTGCTGCGGGCTCCTTCGCAGTGATCGATACCTTGGCGCTGTAGTCCTTCAGCACTTGGGCCACACAAACCTGCGCGGTCGGGAACTGGTTCAGGATCTCCCGAGCGCGGGCGTCGGCTTCCTCCTGAGTGGCATAGCGGGTTTTGTTGGCCGAGTCGTAGTCATTGGCCAGGTTGATAGCTACATAGGGCATGGGTGTTTCCTCTTTGGTTATCTAAATGGAAATGGGTAATCGCTCGCTCGAATAACGAGCGCTTGCGGTTGGCGGTCAGTCGGAATATCGGTCCAAGTTGCGTCTCGTGCACCGCTGTGTTGAGAGATTGTTGCAGCGGCAGGGCTGAAGAAGAATCTGACGCCACCAGAGGCACCGCCACAACCTTCATTAGCGCTCACGCTTGCGCCTTCTCCTAATATGTACCCTTCGCCTAACATGCAGATCCTAGAGAACGTCAGATAGGCTGCAAGCTCACCAGACGCTACTGGTACAAATACAGCTCCTTTAGGCTGCGGGTAGTCAGTGTTTGCCCATTCTCTACCTGACGCTTCGTTACTCCCACCCGAATAGGGAGTAAATCGCATGTCTGAACCGGGATAAGCCGGAGCGTTGATTGGTGGAGGATCCACAGCCGCAATGATGTTTAGCGGCGGCATTCCGGTTGTGAAGCTGATACGGCCAGCAGCGTCGTAACACTCCATGCCAGTCCTCTCGCCGACGTCGCGCATCAGGTCGAAGATATAGGCTTTGGTGTTCGGGCCACAGCCTTTGAAGTACAGCGTTCGGGTATTACCGCTGATCGCTTCACCACATGGTTTGCCATCGCCGACAAGGAAAACGATCGGCGAGACAGCACCGGTGACGGTGATCCCGCATATGGGATCAATCAGGCGCGAGTATGAATAACTACTTTCTTCATTTGGCGGTAGGTTGAGAGACCGCAAAGTGTAACGCCCCCACCTATCTACCAAGTTCAGATATCCACTTTTCAGCAAGCCATAAGATATCCGGTCGATATCAAAAAGGAGCGTGCCGTCTTCTTTAAAAGCCTGGAATCCGACAGGCATTTCACCTCCTAATAATAACCGTAGTAGATTCTGCAATTGGCGCTGAACTGACCAAACCAAGTTGAGTGCTGGTATTGCCAGGACAACGTATTACCTGAGATCGTCACGCCCGGTTTCTTGCCCTTCCATTGCTGGGTATCAACCAGCGGTACGACGATATAGAACCGCCGCTTACCCGCTGGAATACCGGGCAGGGTTATCGCCCCGCCCGTTGCATTGGTGACAACATCCCCTTGGTGCTGACTGATCGACATCGTCATGCTGACGAGCAGCCGGCCGTCAGAGCCGTAGATCTCCAGTCCACTGGGCATGATCTAATCCCACTCGCCCATGCGGATACGACGGACACCGTTGATGACCATGTCGATACCCCTCCTGTTGTAAACGGTGTAGGCCGTTGCGGCCTTGTTGAGCAGGATGAGCGTGCCCGAGGCGAAGTCCATTCGCATGATCGGCGTGCCATCGTTGGCCAGTTCGGACGAGTTGATCGAGCTACCGACAATTGCCCGCTGCACGGTGAGCTTTGAAATCAAGGCGTCGTTCATAACGACCTGCCCGTTCTCCGCCGTGAAGATGTTGACGAGCCCCTCCCCTACGGGGTTGAGCACCGAGAACCGGTTTGCCAGCACGACAAAGCTGGATTGGAACGTCCCGCCTTGGTTCTCAAGGCCCAGGCCAAAGCCGGCGGCGTAGTAGCTTCCTCCCGAGGTAAGCCCCAGCTTGACCGACCAGGTAGCGTTGACCTTCCCATCCAGGTTGGCCTGCGCCGTGCTGATTTGCTGTACGGCGGCATTGGTGCTGCCTAAGCTGCTCTGGACGCCATCGACTCGCTTGCCCATGGCCACATCAGCGCTGGCCCGGGTTGAGGCCTCGTTCTGAATTGCGGCATTGGCATCTCCGACAGAGACATACAAACCGTCTGTTCGCTTGGCCTCGGATTCAATCTTGGCTCCCTGCTGTGTCACCTTAGTGTCCAAGGCATCTACAGCTATGGCCTGGGCAGCGATCTGGCGGCTTGATGGCCCAGGAACAAATGCACTTGGCTCGGCTGATGCGCCAACCTGGGCCTCTAGCATGAACCCATCGAACCAGGTAGTTCCTACTGCCGCAGTGTTCTGGGTGAACAGCACCAGACAGCAAGTTGACACCAAGTTGGTTGGCGCCGTGATCACCACGCTTTGCCTCGCCAGCGTGGTTGTAACGGCAATGGTCCCTACCACAGCCTCGGTCACTGAACCTGAGCTGTTGACGAAGCGCAAACGCACACCTACAACATGGGCCGCGCTACCTTTGGCCCACACTGAGAACGTGTAGGTCGCGCCGGGCTTAAGTCGCAGGTTGTAGTCTGCGATGGCCGACGCCAGATACATGAAACCGGTAGCAGCACTTCCCGATACGATCGCTTTCAGCAGATATCCTGAGTAGGCCGCTGAGTCCGCTTCAGTCGTCACCTGCATGGCTGCCAGTTTGTAGATGCTCGGCGCGGCTGAGCCGAAGGTGGTGAACTCGGCAGGGATCAAATTGCTTCCTGCTCCGCCAATAGCGTCAATCTGGCTTCCAATCCGTGTGATGCTAGAGCTAGCTGCGGTGAGTCCCCCCTCAGCAGCTGATACCCGACCTGTCAGTGTTTGCAGCGCGCTGGTGCTCGCTTTTGTATTCAGTCCGCTGCTAGGGCTGTTGACTGACCCCTCAAGCAGCGTTGTGCGACTTGTGACAGATGTCAGGTCTTTGCCTTGCTGACTCACAGCGGAATTTAGCGACTCAATCGCTGATGCTGAGGCGCTAGATTGATCGGCTGTGTTACCAGGGGTGAAAGTGCTTGGCGCAGTACCTTCGCCCAACACCTGCTCAACCATTATCTGATCGAACCATACCGAACGACCGGCAAAGCCTGATCGGTTCATCTGGACTACCAGCAGCATTTTGTCGCCTGTGAAGCCGCCTCCTGTTAGATCTGCCACGTAGGAATAACGGCTCCACGAAGTGGTCAGTGGCTGCTGGGTTGCCGCCGGGCTGTTGACAACGCTGCCATCCGGGTTGATCCCTCGCAAATACAACGCAACTACATGCCCATCGGCGCTAGCGCGGGCGCGATAAGAGATGATGTATTTCTGGGGCTTCATACCCATGTTGCCGATGTTCCACTTCGGCGACAGGAAAGCAGACAGTCCGGTGGAGTCAGTTGCCCACGCGAACTTCAATGTACCGCCGCTGAATGAAGCCGAATCGTTCTCAACGCTTGCTACGAAGCTGCTGCCGTCCAACACTGGCAATGTCTTCTGAAAGGTCGAATACTCGGCTGGCAGAAGGTTTACGCCACTACCACCGATAGAGTTCTTCAGCTGTGTAAGCTGCGCGCTAGCTGAGGTCAGTCCCTCCTCGTTCTTTACAACTCTCCCCGAGAGCGCTGTGGTTGCTTCAGCGAGAACAGCTGCCTGATCAAAGCTATTGCCCATGCTGAAGTTGGATGGTTCGGTCTGGTCGTTTACAACGGCCTCGAGCATGAAGCGATCATAGTAGGTGACCCGGTTGGCAACCCCTGAGCGGTTGCTCTGGACCGCGAGCTGCATTTGCGCACCCGTGTAGGCCGGGTCCGTCAGGTCAATGACGCCCACATACCTGACCCACGCCGTGGTCAGCGCGAAAGTGGGCGCGTTCGAGGTCTTGAATGACGAGCCATCGGCAAGGAGCACGCGCGCGTAGATCCCAACAATGTGCCCAGCCACTTCGGAACGAGCGTAAAACGACACCAGGTACTTTCCAGGCTTGAAGCCCATGTTGCATGAGGCAGCATTAAAGCCAGTGCTCAATCCAAAGGTGTGCGAATCAGGATTGCTGTTGTTCGCCCTCAACGCATACCCTTTAAAAGCGGCAGCGTCAGGTACGGTGCTCATCGCAACACCGCCATTTGAGTACATGTTCGCTGGCAAGTCTTTGGTGAAGGCGCAGTACTCGGCTGGAACCAAGTTGACCCCGCTGGCCCCCAGGCCGCTGAGGCTGGCATTGACCTTAGTCAGCGATTGGCTATTAGCAGTGATGCTCTTACCATGCTGATCCACAGTGTTTGCAAGCACCTGCAGCGCAGCAGCATCAGCTTTGCCTCCAACCTTCGAATCAAGAGACCTGACCGTATTCTCCAGCTGAGTTACCTGCTGGCTTGTGCTTGTCTGCCCTTGTTCAGTCTTTTCCACCCTGGCCGACAATGCGGTAGTTGCTGCAGCATTTGTGGCCGCCTGTTCGAAGCTGTCTCCCAAATTGAAGATGGACGGCTCAGCCTGATCATTGACCACCGCTTCGAACATGAACTGATCGAAGTAGGTGGTACGGTTAGGAACCCCTGACCGGTTGGTTTGGATAGCCAATTGCATCTGCGTGCCATCGTAATCTGCAGCGGTCAGGTCGATGAGCGCAGAGTACCGGGCCCAGGCTGTGGTCAACGTGAATAATGGTGCGCTGGATGTCTTGAAGCTGACGCCGTCGGCGAGCAGGACGCGGGCATAACAACCAACTACATGGTCTGCAGTCTGAGCACGAGCCCTGAAAGACACCAAATACTTGCCGCGTTTGAACCCCATGTTGCACGCAGCGGCCGTGAACGCGGTAGCGAGCCCGAACGTATGCGAATTCTCGTTGCTGTTGTCAGCCTTCAGTGCGTAGCCTTTGAAGCATGATGCGTCGGTTACAGTACTGAGAGCGACCCCGCCGTTTGAATAGATACCTGCAGGCAGATCCTTGGTAAAAACCGAGAAGTCAGCCGGCACCAAGTTGACGCCACTAGCCCCAAGCCTGCCAAGGTTGGTATCAATCCTCGTAAGCGCCTGCCCCTGCGCCGTTAAGCTTTGACCCTGGGTCTTCACCTCGTTGCTCAGGGCCTGGACCGTTGAGGCGTCGGCCTTCTTGCTCACGCTGTCGGTCAGCGAAGTAAGCGCCTGGCTTTGCGAGCTGATGAGCTGATCCTGGGCCTTGTCCTTGTCCTCGGTCGCCGTCACGCGGCTTGTGACCTGCTGCAGCGCCTGCGAACTGGCCTTGCCGTCGATGCTGGTCTGCATGCCGTCCATGCGGGTGGCTTGCGATGTGAGCTTGCCCTCTGCATCGCTGACGCGGGTGGTCAGGCTGCTGACTACCGAGGCATCGGCTTTGGTCTGGGCCAAAGCCAGTGCGCCAGCGGCAGCAGCTGCTGCATCGGTTGCCACCTTGTCCGTCACCGCGACCCAAGCCGAACCGTTCCAGCGCTTCGGAGTGTTGGCGTTGCTGGTGGTGTCGATCCACAGGTTCTGAGCCAGGCGGTCGGCGATGGCAGGCGAGGCCGATTGAACGATGACCTTGCCCTTCCCGCCCGCCAGCGTGGCCGCATCCTGAGCAGCCTGCTGGGCAGCCGAGACGTTGCCGTTGGTGGTGGTCAGGCTCGATTGCAGCCCGCCGATCTGGGATGCCTGGGCAGTAACCTTGCCATCGATCGTCGACACATCGGTCTCGACCTTCGACACCCGCGCGGCCATGCCGTTGGCAGTCACCACCGCCTGGCCAACATCGGTCCAGTAGGTGGCGTTCGGCGGTGGCGTGTTTAGGGGTACCGCTTTCAGGGCCTGGTAGAGCTTGCCATCACTGCCCAGGGCGCTTTGGCCCACAGTGTAGGCCTTGTCCTTGCGATACGGCAGCGAGCCGGCCAGAGCCGAGACGTTCGCGATCTGCTGCTGCAGCTCGGTCTTGGCGGCGGAAACGTCCGCGCTCACGGCAGTGATCTGTTGCTCGAGGTTGCCCTTCACGGTGGCAAGCGCGTTGTTCACGTCGCTGATCTGCTTGGCCAACTCGGTCTTGGCGGTTCCGATCCGCTCGTTGACCGATCCCGGGCCGTTTCCATCAATAAGCGCGATTTTCTCGATCTTGCTCGTGAGCTCCTTGCCCAGTTCGCTCTCGGTGATCTGGCCCTTGATCTGCTCAAGGACCGGACTGGCATCGGCACTAGCAATGCCAGTAACCACCGTCGGTGCCACCGGGAAGAACGGTCCAACGTTGCCGGACCGGTCCACCAGGCGGGCCCAGTAGAAGAAACGCTGCCCCGCACGCAGGCCCTGCATGACGTGCTCGCTCTGCGGGTAGGCCAGGTCGGCAAGTTTGGTTGCCGCGCCGAGGTCGGTGCCTTCGCTGTACCACAGTTCGGTACGCTCGGTGTCTTCGGCGCCGGCAGGCAGGCCCCACTTGATACCAATTCCGAACAGCAAGCTCTCGGTTGCCAGGAACGTAACCGCCGGCGGCAAACCTTCCTTGCCGTTCAGCTGGGTCAGGTCCGAGCTTTTCCAGATAGAGGTGATGTCGAACGCACTTACCGAACGGACGCGGGCCAGGTACGCGCCAGCGTAGATACCGACCACGTCCACAGACGCGGCACCGGTGCGCTGCAAGCGGACCCAGTTGCCATTGTCCTTGCGCCACTCGACATCGTAGGCAACAGCGCCCGCCACTGCCGGCCAGGCGATGGTCATGGTGCTGACCGCGATGCCCTGGTCGATCATGTGGCCAGACGACAGCGATACGCTGGCCGGCGGCGCAACGGTGGTCACCGGAATGACGCTGATCGGACGCTCATCCAGTTTCGCCCCGGTATCGATCGCGGCGAACTTGCTCGGGTTGAACTCGAGCGCGGTGATTTCGTAGTTTCCCTCTTGGGTACGGGTGGTCTTGAGCACCCGGAACAGCTGTACGGCCAGGTCGTCGTAGTCAATCGCCCACTGCAATTCAGGTTCGGGCTGCAGGCTGTACTCGGTGGTGACGGTCACCGCCCGGCCCGCGACGGAGTGCACAGTCCGCGCCTGGGCGGTACCGTTGGGCAGGTTCACGATCAGCCGGTCACCGGCCTTGATCGGGGTGTCACGGTCCAGCGTCACGACGCGGCCAGTAGCCGAGGAAATGCGCCCGCCGTTTGGGCGGCCTGCTACCAACTCGTCCGCCACCGGGATGACGAACCCAGGCAGCGGGATACGGCCCTCCATGCCGGTCTTGAACGTAACGGTGCGGTCCTGGCTGTTGCTCAGCAGTGCCCATTTACCGCGGCGCTGGGCCTCGGACGCGCGGGTGCAACCAATGGCCGAGAGCTCGATTGGGCGGTCCCGGTACCGGCGCTGCAGCGCGTTGTCGGTCACCGGAATAACGTCGGTGTCGTAGTTGTTGGCCGGGTTATCGTAGCTGACCAGGGCACGGCTGTAGTGCGTGCTGCGCTCGGCTCCGCCATACACGAACTCACCGTCGATCACGTTCGACCTGGTGAAGACGTAGTCGATATCCTGCGCGCGCGGCATGTCCGCCTGCATGAACAGCGAACCGTGGGCCCAATACACCATGCCCCTGTAGATAGCCGACAGATCACGCAGCAGAGTCCAGGCCTCGGCACGGCCCTGCAGGTTCATGTCACAGAGGAAGCGCGGCTCCTGGCCACCCACACCGTCCGGCACCAGCTGGTCGCAATACTGGGCGATGCGGTACATCTCCCACTTGTCGACCATCCACGGCTTGATGCGCTTGCCCAGGCCGAAGCGGTCTTCCACGCACAGGCCATAGGTGACGAAAGCAGGGTTGTTGGTCCAGGCCAGCTTGAACGTGCCGTCCCACACACCGCTGTAGGTGCGCGTGATCGGGTCGTAGGTGCTCGGTACCGGCCAGCGCTTGGCCTTGCACTTCACCGTCACCGCGGGGATGTTCTGGAACTGCTGGGCATCGAACTCGATGTACAGCAAGGCGGTATTCGGGTACCGGATCTTCTGATCGATGATCTCGGTGTAGCCCGCCACGGTCATGGTATCGGCCACGGTACCGCTGTTAGCGTTCGGCGTGAGTCGGCGTACGCGCAGCATCCACCCGGAAGTTGCCTTGGGCAGATTCACGCGCACCGAGCGCTGGTAGCCGTTGGTGGACTTGCCATCCACGGCGCCAAGATGAGCCTCGACATAAGCGCCACCGTCTGTAGCGATATCGATCGCGTACTCAATGCGATAGCCCCTGGTGTCGCCGTTGCTTTCCTGCTTGGCCAGGCGCGGCCATGACATGCGCACGCGAACAGCCGAGAGCTGGGTGTTGCTCAGGGCGCGAGTGAACGGGTTGTCACTGCGCAGCTCAACGTTGACGGAGGTTTCGTTCTCCACCGACGGGATGCCCTGAATATAACTCTGCTCAACGGAGCCCGGGCGCCATTCCCATTTCACACCCGGGAAGTTCACATTGCCGCTGGCATCAGCGATCGGGGTGTTGTCGAGGTAGATGTCCCTGTCGGTGGGCACCCCATCGAATTCGCCTTCGCCTACTGCCAGCAGGATCTTGGCGATGTTCGTCGAGCGCAAGCTGTCCGGCGACTCCACTGCCTGCTTTGGCTGGCTCTCGCCGCCTTTGGCGCCGACAATTTCCAGGTGATCTACTGGGCCCATGCTTTCCTCCGGGCGAAAAAAAACCGCCAACTGGCGGTCTGTGCATTCTTTTGGCGCTATGCCTTGTCCTGCGCCTCGATCGAAGCGGAGATGATCGCCCCGCCCCAGCGTCGTTCGCCGATGCAGATCGGAACGGGGTTGCCGCTGGCCGTGGTGTTCTTGGCGCTGCCGAAGGCGTACGACGGTAGGTTTTCTGGCGCGGCGCTTTGGGATAGGCCCTTGGCCTGGGGGCTGAGCATTTGAATTACGCCGCCAGCGACTAGTCCTATGCCTGCCCCGATCAGCGGGGCGCCAAATGGCGTTGCACTTAAAAACGCGCCAGCCACGATCATGACGATTCCTACAATCGTCTGCAGCACCCCTCCGCGCTTGCTGCCGCCGACCACCGGCACTATACGAATCTCCTGGGTACCTGACCGTTCGAACTCTGCAGGCCCAATATTTTTCCCATTACGAAAGATCGCGAAGCGCATGCCCAGGGAATCAAGCCTCCTAATCTCCCTCTCGAACCCTGGGAGGGTTGCCCGAAGCGCTGAAAACACCTCCTTTACAGTACCGGTGTCAATCACGCGCCGATGTACCCGACCGAACCGTCGAACAAGCGGACCGGACAGCTTTATCGTCATCAAACCAGTGTTGAGTGCAGTTGCCATCGAATTTCTCCAGGCATTAAAAACCGCCCGAAGGCGGTTTGTCAGTTGTATTGGAGGTAGGGACCTATGTAGACACCACTCATGTCTCCGCTGATCCGGTAGATAGTCTCCTTGCCCGACTCAACGCTGCAGGTGATGGAGCGGATGGCCATACCTGCGCAGAGGCCTGATCCAGCCAGTCCTATTCCCAAGTTCGGCTGTCCCGCCGGCAAGTAGAAAGTGGCTTTTTGAGAGGGCCCAACCTTCGCCGACTTTTTCCCATCGATGTATACAACGATGTCGCAACCGGAGCCGAGCATGCCTGAATCTCGTACAACGGTGAGCGCACCATCGCTCGATGCGGATCTCACCTGGTAAGCATAGATCTCATCCCTAGGCACTGGCTGAGCTTGCTGTACTGAAATGACCGATGTTGTACATCCCGCCAGAAAAGCCAGCCCCAGTGCTCCGATTAAAATCCGCATGTAAACCCTCCTTGATGATCGAGGGAATCTACCACAGCGCAGCCTGGGCCTGTGCAGATGCAAAAAGCCCAGCGCGGGGCTGGGCTCTCATCATGCTCTGTAAGAGCTAGCAATTATTCCAATGGTCGCTTGTGGTAGCTATAGCGCTCCGCAGGGGATGTCCTCGATGGATCCGGCGTCCGTTGCCCCTGTTCTTTCCGAAAGGGAGGTTTGTCGAAATAGTCGTCACGGTCCTCTGGGCGAGATTGGTTTGAAGGCTTATCAGAACGCTCTGGCGACGTTCCCTGGCCGCCTGTGTCGCTGATCGGCCTTTCACTGTCTACGCCATATCTGTCTCTGGACATACGCACCTCTCAATGCTCAGAAGCTCTGAGCTTCTCCGAGTGTGCGCTCATCTGCGCCAGAGAAGTTTTATTCCGGATCATCGGACACGATTCCCTTTAATTAGCGCTGACCACTTATACAGCGTGTACACAATGCCAGTATCGCGTCTCTCCATGCCGTAGTAGCGTTGTGCCTCCCAACGACCCGCCCCGGTTCGCTGCAGGAAAGCCCATGGACTGGGGCAAATTAGTAAGGATACTCCATGACCGAGCAACGAGTTATCGATGCAATCAACTCCCACGGCGACGATATCAAGACTATCAGTTGCATCATCGCGGGCCTGCTTCAACAGCTTCGCGAATCACAGGGCGCTGAAGGTATTGAATCAGCACGCCAATTCGCATTGGCAGTTGCCCAGCAAATGGGCCAAGGTGGAGCTACTGCGCCAGACGTTGACCGCATCAACTTGGTTTTCAATCAGCACAAGTAATTGGGACAGGGCTGGGCTTCGGCTCGGCCTTTTTACCTTCAAGGCCTGCACCCTTTCCGGCAGGCACATAAGAAGCTACGGTTTTCGCTTCCATTATCTACTCCTACGGCTATGCCGCTTCATTTGGCGTCCCGATGACGCAACACAAGGCGCGCCCGGTCGAGCCATGGGCCGCCGAACACGATGATTTCCGATGGCCGCCCTAGCAGGTGGTGCAGCATGAATGGGCCCGGCCCGAAGACCTGGCCCACCTCGCCTGGCAGTTGGGCATTAGCGCCCAGGTAGATGCCCGCATGGTTTGGATGGGCAGTGCGCCCCACGGCCATGACGACCAAGTCACCGCGTTGTGGCTGGCTCACCTGGTAGAAGCCAGCAGCCTCATAGGCCTGCTCGTACAGACTGGGGCCGTCAGCATTCTCCCACCAGCCCTCTTCCCGGGCGTAGGCGGGAAACTCCAGCCCCCATTCACGCTCGTACCAATCGGCGCAGGTCTGCCAGCAGTCCCATGCGCCGTGCACAAACGGGCGCCCCAGCAGCGGCGTTCTTCCGGTGGGCGTGATCGTGCGCAGGTCACCCTCCGGCCACGACAAGATGTACCAGGGCAGGCCAGTGGCCTCGCACATTGCCAGGTCGCGCGGCGACGGCCTGCTGGTCGCGTCGGGGTGTGAGTGAACGATTCCAATCACGTCGCCCATGTCCTCCGCCTCAGCGTACTGCTCTGGTGCAATCCGGAACTCCTCAGTCGGATCGTTAGATGCGTTGGTGCATGGGTGATAGACCTGCCTGTGGCCAACCTGCAACAGCAGCCCGCAACACTCGCGCGGGTATTCAGCCGCTGCGTGCGCCTGCAAGGCGGCGAGTATGTGTTTGCGCATGGTCAGCTCCGGGCGATCAGCGAGACGGCAGGAAAGCCGCCGAAGGGAAGTTCGTTGCCCTGGCCATGCCGGACGGTGCAACCAGTGTCCAGACAGCCGTTGCATTGATCCTTGGCTGGGTCCGAGGTCAGGTTCCCATCCATGTCGTAGTAGGGTCCGGTATAGCCACAGTTTGGCCCACGGTACCCTGCCGTCATCGCCCAATGGCATAGCTGCGTCATCTGACGCCCAATCGTTTCGCCACCCACATCGCCTGGGCTTGCAAGCTCCCAGGCCACAGTGGTGCCGCTCTCGGACACCTTCTGATCGATATACCAGACTTCGATCGCCTCCTCTGCCGGATCTGCGGAGGGGTTGCCGCCAGAGAAATTCGCAGCGTCCAGGTACTCGGCGAAGGTGTGCCGCATGGTCAGCTTGAATTCGAGCAGATTGTCGAAGGCCAAGCACAGCGCCGTGATCCGGCCACTGACGTTGCCCACGCTGAACGTCGGCCGCACCGCAGTGCCGTCGGAGTTCGCCTCGATGCCTTCAATCTGCACTGGCCAGGCGCTGTACTCGTTGCCCTGCCACCATATGGACTTGGCCTGCAGTTGGTCGGCATTGGCGCCGGTTGCTCGCAGTTCCTCGGGGGCATGAGGAATCGCATGGCCATGGAAGCGAAGGGTGTCGGCGCCGAAGTCCGAACCGTCGAGTTCGAACAGCAGCACCTCGTTGCCAGGCTCCAGGGTCTGGATGTCCTTGATCAGTGACATGCTGGTTCCTTATGGGTGAAAAGCCCGCTCGAGGGTGGCGGTCACTTTGAAACGACCACCACCCACTGGGGTAGGCTTGGGGTCTTTGCAGGTGAATAGCCCCAAATCTCCGAGTGGCGTAGTCCAGAGAAAAGCCTTAGCGCCGCCGTGCCTGTCGAAGAACTCCATGATCTTGCGTACTTGGGCCTTGGTACCGGTGACAGTGATGGGGTAGCTGTCTTCCTTGTTGTTAGGACCGTCACCAACCACCTGCCGGTACCCGCCACCAAACCGGGATTCGCGGGTGCGGTAGCTGATCTCCGGCGTTTCCCCACGCTGGGTTGGCCAGCTGAATTTCTCGATGGCCATCAGCGCCTCCCGCTGGTGTTTCGATGGCTGACGCCACCTGGGCGCCATGAGTCGGCCACCGCCCTCTCGGCAGCCATCTGCATTTGCTTTTGCATGTTCTGCTGAAGCAGCGTTTGATCGAGCTGCATGCCCTCGCTGCTTCTGTCCTCCATGACCAGACTCACAGGGGCGGATACGCTGATAGACGCGCCTGACTGAGACCGTCCAGAGACCTGCCGAGGGACCGGCATGGGTGATACCAGGCCACCGTCTGCGTAGCCGCGGCTATTGAGGGCTGATAGGTAATCGAGCATTCCGGGCTGGCTGACTACCTCGCGGCGAAGCACAAACTCACCAGCGTGGACGATGCCGGCAGGGTCATACTTGCCGCCCGCACCGGTGTAGCCGCCGTCCGAGAATCCGTAAGCAGACGAGTAACCAGCTTGAGAGGCTCCGAGATTTGAGGAAACCGCGCCCGCCGAGCCGGCTTCCATGCCATTACCACCGCCACCTCCAAAGTAGGCGGATGCCGCAGTGGCACCCCAGCTCACCAGACTGCCAAGCAGCCCAGAGGCAGCGCGCTGCGTCTCAATCCTGACCATGTCAGCAAGGATCGACTTGGTGAAGTCTGCAAACGAGAACTTGCCTGTCATGGCGAAGTTGACGACTGCATCCTCCATCGAGCTGAATGCATTGGTAAACAAGGATCGCGTCTGCCCGGCTACATCCCGGGCCTGCTCCAGATAATTCTGGAAGGCAGACGATGCACCCTTGCGCCAGTCGCCCTGCGCGGCCGTCATCTGGTCGTAGTTGGCGATGGTGGTTTCCTGCAGGTCCTTCTCGGTTTTGTTCAGGGCCGCCAGCTTCTGGTTGTACTCATCAAGGCTCATGCCACGAGAGCCATCGCCGTACTGGTTGGCCAAGTCCAGACGCTGCTGGTTAATGCGATCAGTGATACCGTACTGCTGGTCCTGAAGCCCTCGCCGGCGACCACCAAGGCCAAGGTTATCGGCTGAGCGCTGCCCTTGAAGCCTCAGCGCTGTTACCTGCTGGCTGAGCGCGTCCGTATAGGTCTGCACTGCCCTGGCCTGCTTAGCCAGCCGCCCTTGCTCGTTGGTCGCCAGCACCGAAAGCTCGGTATCGGCGTCCTTCTGGGCCTTGACCATCGCGGCACGCGCATCCGCTATCTTCTGGTCGAGCTGGATGCGCTGCTGCGCGCTGGTGCTGCTGCGTCCTTTCGCCTGCTCAAGCGCAGCAATCTCTTCCTCGTAAGCATGCGTTACATCGGACTTCTGCTGCTCGATGATCGCGGCGCGCTGCGACGCGTAGGACTCCTGAGAGATCAGACCGGCCTTCAGTGCGGCGTCCAGTTCCTTCTGGTGGTTCTTGTACTCGGCCTGGATGGCGGCAAGAGCGTTTTTCTGAGTGTTGAAGCCCGTGAGATCGACCGGTGTGGTGCGGCCAGCCGCGTCCTTGTACTGCTTGGCGATGTCCGCCTTTACCTTGGCGATGTTTTCAGGTTTCAGTCGCTCATCTTCAGGGTTGACCTTGCGGATCGCCTCCAGGGATTTGGTGTATTCCTTGAGTGCGTCCGCGCGCTTCTCGGCGTTGCTCCGAGCGGACTTTTCCAGAGCGTCAATCTTGCCCATCGCGACAATGGCTGCCTGTTGACGTTGGGCATCGAGCTCCTGAGCCCTCGCGATGGCTTGCTGCGTGTCTCGCTGCTGGATGAGCGCTTTGAGCTCAAGGTTGGCATCGGTCAGCTTCTTCTGCGCTGCGGTGTCGTCAGGATCACCATTCACCGCACTCTGGGCCGCTGCTAGGCGCTGCTGCGTCTCGACGATGCGGCTTGCGATGTCCTGACCCCGACCGATGTTGTTGACCGCGTCCACGGTGGCAGCAACCTCGCCCCGCAGGGCTTTCCAGCCCCGTTCCCAGATCGACAGGTTCTCGGTGACCTCTTTGCTGCGGTTCTTGATGGTATCGACGTAGGTATCGGTGAGCAGCTTGGCGGCCCCAATCGTGTCACCCTGTTCCTTCAAAGCAACGATCTGCGAATAGGTCGAAGCGGTCAGGAAGTTGTACTGCTCGTTAAGGTCCTTGGCAGCAGCAACCGGGTCCTTGCCGATCTTAACGAACTCGGCCACGGTCTCCTTGACCGCCTTGCCGGTGGCCGAGCGCCACTCCAGAGCGGCCTCTGTGATCTCTACGAAGCTGTCAGAAGCGACCTTCCCGCTACCAGCCAGTTGGGTGAGCACCTCTGCCGCGGCGCCGGTGGTGCCAACAGTGGCCGCAACCTCGCGCGCCATCCCGGATAGGCGGTCCGACGTAGTTCCGGCGGCATTGCCGGTCGTGATCAGCGCCTTCTGGAATTCGACGGCCTCCTCGCTGCCCTTGTAATAGGCGTATCCAAGCACGCCCACAGCTGCAGACGCGACCGTGAACGGGTTCACCAAGCCAAGCACATAGCCGCCGAGGGCCTTGATGGCCGGCCCGACGCCACCAAACATGTCCTTCAACTGCCCGCCCTGCTGGAGCAAGACGGTGAGCGGCGCCTGACCGCCTTGCAGGGAGACGACGATGTCAGTGAATTGCGCGGGGACCCCGCGAAGCGCGGCGGCGGTTGCCTTGGCCGACATGCCGGTCTTGTTCAGCGCTGTATCTGCGCCTCCCAGGGCCGTGCGGGCTTGATCGATCTTTGACTGGTACTCGCCGAAGGTTTCAGCATCCAGCGCACCGCTCGCACGGAAGCTCTTCAGCCTCTGCTCCATCTGGTCCAGACGGCCCAGTGCAGCGATGGTCGGGTCGATCTTGCCCAGTAGCTCTTCCAGTGCCTGGCCTTCTTCCCGATGCGCGCCGGCTGTCCTCCTCGCCGCCTCAGCCTGGCGCTCTTCGGTTGCGATGAGGGCTTGGGCCCGGCTGTTGATGGCCGCCTGACGGCTGGCGCTATCTGAGAGCACGGCGTTCGCCTGGCCGGTGACCTCCGCGCTCTGTTCAGTGGCCCGATTGAGCGTCTGAACATACTGGCTCGCCTCCAATGAGGCTTTGGCCACGGCCAGAATCCTGGCCTGTTGCTCGTCAGCGGACTCGGCGGCGCGACGGCCTGCTTGGGCACCGGCATCCGTGGCGGTAGTCAGCGCCTGCTGAACTTGCCCGGCCTGCGCAGCCTCAGCCCGGAACGAGCCCATGTTCGCTGCAGCGCTGCTAAATGCCGTGGATGCGCTGGTAACTGCGCGGCCCACAGTGGCCATCTGCTGCGCGAGCTCGGCCTGCTTGGCGTTAAGCGACTGCAGCTCCTGCACGATCTGCCGGGTGTCGCCCTGCAAGCTGCCCAGGGCCGTTTCCCAGGCGCGACCAGTTCGCCCAGCCGACTCCTCGCTACGCTTGCCAGCGTCCGTCAGCTGGTCGAGGTTATCCTTGGCCTCAACAGCATCACCGGAATCGATCTGAAGACCGAGGGAGGCAATGGTGGTCATGATCTACTCCATGGATTCGGCCATGACGGCCAGGGCCTCGACTTCCATCACGCGGAGGTCGGGAAAAATGTCGGGAAGGTCGCGGCGCTTGATGCCCAGCATTGAGGCTGCTGTCGGAATTACCGTGTAATCCAGTCCAGACGGGCCGCCTGTGCCGACTCGCCATTGCGTGCCCATTGCGTCGAACAGCCGGAAGGCAGGCCAGGCATCTGGCCACACCTCCACTTCATCCTCCGCAATGTCAGCCAAGGTCAGGCCGAGAGCGGCCAACTGCTCAGCAGAAGGACCCTGCTCGTAGCACGCGCGGGCGGCCGCCCTCAGTTTCCCAAGCGGGCCGGGCTGTAGGCAGCCTGGAAGGCGTCGATGACGGCCTTTGGCGCTCCCGTGCAGGTACGTACCAACTCGAGGATCGCCTTCGGGCTGAACTTGTCCTCCAAGTCCCACCCGGTGACGATTTCGCCCAGTTGCTCAGCCTGCAGAGCAATCTCGCCGGTTGTCACCTCTTCCCAGGTGACGTTGTCGGCCTTGGCCTTCTCTGCCCAGGCGTCGCGCGCCTTGTTCCAGCGATCAAACATGCCAGCCAGCGTCACGCGGTCCATGTAGCGGAACTCGAACTCCACCGGCACCGACTCTCCACCGATTCGAGGCACCTGCACCTCGGCAGTAAAGGTCGGGTTCTGCGCGATTTTGATCTTCGCCATGAGGTTTCCTTAGGCAGCAGCCAGGTAGCGAACCGGACGGCCCGAGAGCGCGATGCTGATGGTTCGCGTCATCAGGTTGTTGCGTTCCATGGTCGGGGTGGTGGTGATGCTCACGTAGCCCGGGTAGAGGATCTGGTCGCCGTTGGGCAACTTGAGGCGGACGACCGTCAGCTCTTTGCTGTCGCCGTACGCTTCGACCAGGCCCACGTAGGCAGCCGCAGGCTGATCTTCGACAGTGATCGACAAGGTGATGGGGTTGCGGTTGGTAGGGAACTGTCGATCGTCATCGTCCTCCAGGTACCCGACAGTGAGGTACTGCTGCTCGCCGCCGGAAGAGGTGAAGGCGGTCACCTTCGAGATCTGAGCCCAATTGGTCACAGGGATCACAGACCCGACACCTGCACCGGCGGTGTACTTGTCGGCGTTGGTGGTGTTCAGGCCAGCCATCGAGAACTTGTCAGCGGCAACACTGGCAGCGCGTACCGCGCGGTCGTTGATAAGCGACCAGCCAGAACTGACGACCAGGACGTCGCCGTTCTTGATATTGTGCCCCGCGGCGGTGGCCACTGGAGGTGCAGCGTTGGTCAGAGCAGTGAAGGCAACGGCAGCGGCGAGTACGCTGGCGATTTCCAGCACAGAGCCGCTCGGCAGCGGGAAGCGTGCGGCCATGGTGTTTTCCTCTTGAGTAGAAACAAAAATGTCCGCACGCAGCGGACAGTGGTGGCGGGTTCTAGTTGTTCCAACTGAACTTAAGGTCTGCAATGAACCGCCGCTTGAATGCGGCCTCAATGCGTTCTATCTGGCTCTTCGGATGCGCACTGGCCGGCTGAATCAAGGCGTCGTTCATAAACAGCTGGCCATCCCGGAGCACGAAAGGAGGCGACAGCTGAGCAGGCTGAGAAATGGCTGGATGCTGGCTCATGGGCTCTGTTCCTGGAAGGTTGGCTGGTCCGCGACTCCGCGGTAGGTGAAGCTGGTCGGGACCGTATAGGTCGCCGACTCGGTAATGGTTGGGCCCTGCTCCAGTGGCTCGGTGAGCAGGCCTTCGAAGCCGCTGCGGCTTAGCTCTGTATCAACCCGGAACAGGCTGCTCAGCTCGTCGACCAGTGATTCGGCAACGCCCAGGGGCTGGCCTGCCGGGCAAACGATGCTGATCTGGTAGACGCCGGTGTATTCGTAGGCGTCGCCGCCCAGGTAGCGGCAGGTGGTGCTGGCCGGCAGCAAGTAGGCTCGAAGATAGGTCTCACCGGACTCGGCCTCGAACCCCTCCTCGGAGTTGGCCACCCGGATCGGGCGCGCGGCGGCCCAGGCCATCAGCTTGACCTCGATGGCCTGACGGGCTCGTGCATGGCTCATACGCTGTTGTTCCTGGTAGCTTCGTCGACGATGCGCTGGAAGTTGGCCAGGGTGACCCGGACCATGCCGGCCGGGGCTTGGGTTGAATGCCCGTATTCCAGCGGAATCGCATATGGCAGGTTGTTCACGATATAGGCCGTCTGGGCGATGGTCAGCGCCTGCACCTGACTCACCAGCGCAGCAATCGTCTCGCTGCCGGATGGGTCGATACGGTCAAGCTCCTCAGTAGCGGGCGAGTCGATGGAGAACTGCCAGTTACCCCGGAAGCGGCCACCGACGTAGCCCTGACCCGCTACCAGACCATTCACGTAGAAGTTCTGGTCCCGCTCGGTCTTGGTCAGCGGCTTGGCGTAGCGCACGCCCCGCCTGAGATTGCCCGACCTGGTGAAGTTGCTCGGATTCTGGTTGATGGCCTCGTTGCGCGCTGCGACCTTGGCGTCATAGCGGTCAGCCTCGGCAGTGCGGGCTTCTCGGTGCGCCAGGTTGACCGCCCAGATCTCCGGGTTACCCACCGGAGACATGCGGATTACACTGCTGCCAATCTCGATCACGATCTCGCGGAAGGTGGCGTCCAATGCTTGCTGCGCCTGCTCGGCAAAAGCGCGGATGCTCTCGGCGAACCCTCCCTCAAGCCCGCCATAGCGCTGGGTCATGTGTGATCCGCGTGGCATGTCACTTCCTCAGTTGGACGGTCCAGGTGGCCTTGGCTGGGTCTTCGGAGACGTTGAGCGTCCGAAACCCGCTGATCAGGTCACCGATCTTCGGTTCTGCCGGGATGGCTGTCACAGCATCGGCCTGCTCTTCGAACAACTCGTTCTGCAGCACCAGCAGCTTCACGTCCTGGGTCTGGATACGTGAGCCGTCGATCTCCTTGGCTAGGTAGCTCCCAAAGACACCGCGGCCCGTGTAGTGAAGCGTGGATGCCGGCACCGTGCCGCCGATGGCAGGGTCGTAGCCGCCCTTGATGGAGCGAGCCCCCTCCACTGGGCGGACTGCATCGGCGAGGCCGTCGGGGTCGTCGAATGCCTCGGCCAAGTCCGCTTGGATTTCTTCACGCATGCCCATGGCCTAGACCCTCTTGAGCATCACGGTGCCCTGGCGGCGGGTCCAGGGCGCGATCAGGTCCAGCGCATAGTTCTCGGCGCTCGAGCGCGCGACGGAGCCTGCCTCGTAGGTCTTGCTGGTCGACGTTCCGGACTGGGCCGATACGGTCTTGCTCTGCACCTCGCGCTCGGTGTCCTTGTAGAGCTTGCCGGCCACAGCCAGCTTGGCCACCTGGGCCCCAGCGGATTTGATGGCAACCGGCACTACCTCGGGCAACGCGCGCTTGATCTTGGCCGTGAGCCAGGCGTTGGCCATGGCCACGGCAAGGACCGCATCACCGGCGCTAGCCCAGCCCTGCCCGAGCGCCTCATCGACGTCAGCAACGGTGATGAAGTCGGTCATCGGTCACTCCTGCGGGATCAGGGCTTGCAGGTCGGGCTTCTTCGCGCTGGCGTCGAACTCGATACCCTTGGAGGTGAGCCATTCCTTAAGCTCGGGGACGTTCATCTTGTGCGGGTCGGTTTCAGACTGGTCGCCCCTGGATTGCTCGCCAACCTTGATACCGGCCGCCTCGTAGGCCTCGACGATCTCGGGCGCGTCACCCTCGATCACAACCTGTGTGGCTCCGTCGATGACTCCGAAGAACTGGCTCAGGAGTCGATAGCAAACGCCGCGCTCACGGCCGGGCTTGTCGGTGTAGATGACTTTCATGGTGGTCTCCTGCGCAGGGCGCTAGGTCAGCGCCCCGCCTGGCGGGTCAAGGGGTGGCGGTGCCGCTGATGACCGCGGCGAACGGTACCTGCTTGCGATCGAATACTCGCTCCCAGTTCGCCGCGCTGGCGTACTGGGTGGCATTCGGGCTCAGGTTCAGGTTGTTGCTGCCCTTCCAGCTGAAACCGGCAGGCTGCAGGATGAAGGTCTTGCGCTCCCACAGAACCTCGGCGCCACCACCGTTACCGCCGTCAGGCTTGCGTTGCATCTCGACGGGGGTGTGAGGGGTGCCTTCGCCGTAGCCGAATGCGCCCTGGCCGAAGAAGACCGACAGGAACTGGCCGGACGCGTAGGTCAGGCTGTCGTCCATGAAGACGGGCTTGCCGAGATAGGTGGCCAGGATGATCTTGCCAGTGGAGTCGCGCAGGTACTCGATCAGATCCTGCTTGACCATCTGGTTCATGACGACCGAGTGCACGCCGATAGCGCCGAACATGTCAGCCGCGTCGCCGGCGGTGAAAGCCGCATCCTGGAACGCGGAGGCGCTGATGCTGGCACCGGCGTCCTTGACCATGTCACCCCCGTTGTTGGCGATGTTCGAGGCGATGATGCCTCGTGCAGCACCCAGCAGGTACCGCTGCCACTGACGGGTCCAGTACGTGCCGAAGCGGTTGCGGATGTGCTGCATCGGCTCGCTATTGGCCAGTTCGGCCGTGAGGTCAGCGACACCATAGCCCTTGTTGAGGTACAGCGTGCGCGCGCGCATGCTGCCTTGCTCAGCCTTGCCGACCTCGCCGAGGTCATCCGGGTTGTCGTTGGAGATGTTCGGCGCCTCGTCGGCATCGAGATCCTGCCAGTAGCTGATCTCGGAGGTGCCCTGGCCGTTGTTGGCGATGTTGTCCAGCGTCGGCGAGCGGGTCACGATGCCCGATTCGAAGACGGCGGTTTTTTCAGGGGTGTTCACCGGCGCCAACGCGCCGTAGTAGTCGCGGACGAAAATGTCCGACAGCTGAGTAGTTGCCATGGATTAGGTTCCTTGGGTGGCTTGGAGTCGCTTGAACGCTTCAGGGTTGTCTCGAGCCAGCGCGGCGCGCTCTTGCTCGGAGTACTCGCCCCATTTCTTCGTGGCCTTGCCACCGTTGTCGCCGGTCTGTCCGGCACCCTGAGCCCTTGGCCACAGGTGGGTAGCGGTTTCGCGCAGCGATTCCGCCCATTCGAGGGGAGACAGCGGGGTCTTGCCGTCCTTCCCGTACACGACTTCGCCGGCACGGTCGGTGGCAACGGGCTCGCCGTCTTCGCTCAATTTGAAGGTGCCGCGGGCGCGGAGGATGATGTCCTCGGCAGCCTCGGGCAGCGCGCCAGCCTTGATGGCGGCAGCGCGGATGGAGTCAGCCAGTACCTTGTCGCTGTACTTGGCAGCAAAGGCCTCGGCCTTGTCGGCACGCTCGTTGGCAGCCTTGACCTGCTTGTCCAGATCGGTGCGCAGGCGCTCAGTGCGGCGGCTGATGACCTCGTCCAGCTTGCCCTCGGCAATCAGCTTGGTTTCTTCGTCTTGGCCGGCCTTGGCCAGCAGGCCTTTGACGGCTTCGATGTCCAGGCCTTCGAACTTGCCCTTGAGGCCGTCCAGTTCGGTCTTGATGGTCTTATTGGAGTCGATCAACTCCCGATTCTTGGACTTGAGGCCCGAGACCTCCCCGTCCAGGAATTTCTGTACCTCGCCGCCGAGCGCTGCCTTCAGCGCGGCAGTTTGGGTTTCGTCGAGGGTCAGGCCGTGGGCGGCCGGGTCGAAGTCAAAAGGCATGTGGCTATCCCCTGGGGACTGAGTAGGCCCGCCTGGCGGGCAGAAAAAGGCCCCGCAATGCGAGGCCGTAGTTCGCGCCACGAAATCGTGGCTAGTTGTTTTGTGGCGCGGGTCAGTTAAGACCGGCCCTCTCGAACGCCAACGGCTCCAGCTCCTTGAGCTGATCCAGCGTCAGCGGCTTGAAGTTCTTGTCCAGCTGTAACGCGGCGAAGCGCTCGGCAGTAAGCCCGCCATCGCGGAACAGCTTTGCGCGCACCGGTCCCAGCGCAGCGTCCTGGAACGCCGGTGGCTGCGTTTTCAGCCACTGGTAGTAGCTGAGGCTGGCGGAGACCTGCGCGCCGCCAGATGCGCCCACAGATGCGCGCGTGGCGCCCTTCGCGAATGCTGCTGACAGCTTGGTGATGGGCGTGATGGTCGTGCGGCAGTTGATGTGGAACGGCGGCACCGGCCCTTTCCCTACCTCGAACTCACGCCCGTCCAGGCTCTTGCACTGCTGGCTGGTCTTCCGGTCCAGAGTAGCCACGATGCGATAGCCCGGTATGAACTCAGCGTTCGCAGCCATCGTTTCCATGCGAGCCGTTGCAGATACGTGCTGTACGGCGGTGTGCACAACCGACCTGGCGTTACGGTTACTGACCGCCAGCACGCCATCGGTGAAGTTCTGCGCGGCCGTGCCGCGGATCGCCTGGGTAATCTGGGCGTTGGTCTGTCCCTGGACCACGCCGAGCCGGATGGCGTTAGTTACGCGTGTCCCCTCGGTACGCGTCCAGCCCGTCAGGAAGGGCTTAAGCAGCGTGCCGCCGTCAATGCCCGCCACTTGCAGAGGCTGGGTATTGATCGCGGCCCGGATCAGCGAGTCGGTCGGCATGATGGCATTGATGAGCAGTGCCTTGGACAGGCTCCGGCTTTCGAAAGCGGCCAGGTACAGCGCGATGTCCACCAAGTCTGCCTGCATGCGATCGCCAAACGCTTGGTAGATGCCCAGCAGCTTGCCGCCAACTCGACCCAGGAACTCCTCAAGCCGGGTTCGGCTGTAGGTCGTGAGCTCCTTACGGGTCAGCTGGTCCCGCACTTGGGTATCCACCTGGCGCAGGACCGTCTCGAACTTCTTGACCTCACCCGCTTTAAGCCGCTCCAGCAGCACCGCGTGCCGACTGACCTGCTCCAGCAGCATCTCGTCCGCCGTTTGCGTCGGTTTCGTCGCCATCGTCTTTGTCCAGATTGATGCCGGCCGACTCACGCTCGTCGCTGATCAGCCCGGCCTCTTCGTCGTAGGCCCGCTCGGGCAGCTTGCCGGTGGTGAGGTACTGCCAGTAGGTCTCGGCGCTGATCGTGCCGGCCATGACGCTCTTCTGCAGCTCAGCCAGCACCTGGGCGTTGACCTCAGGTATGACGAACTCCGGCTTGACCGTGAAGACCACGTCGTCCGGGTTGTAGCCAGTCCACTCGGCGGCGTACCGCAAGGCCTGCTCAATGGCTGCCGCTGCGGTGATGACGATGCTGTGCAGCGTGGCATGCTGGTCGTTCTGGCGCGTCTTGCGTGCCTCTCCCGACTCGGTACCGGACACGTCCATGACCTTGGCGCCAGCCTCTAGGGCTGCGCTCTTCTGGTCAGACATGGCCGTTCGGACAGCCTCAACACCTGCCCCTTGGAACTCCAGATAGCCGCACTGACCCTTGGGTCCGAGATCCCAGGCTGCAGACGGCCCGGTCACGCTCAGCTCGACGCTCTCGTCCAGGCCCGACACCCACGGCTGCGGGTGGCTGGTCTGGTGCAGCGCGGTGAAGTAGTCGGCGCTGAGCTGGTAGGACTTCAGCGCGGCCCTGGCCATCGTCAGCAGCGGGATCTCGTCCACGTCCGGTGAATTGTCGGTCGATCCGCAGTAGATGACCGGGATGTACTCGAGCCCACGCACCAGTTGGTTGCCTGCGCCAACGGTGCCAAGGGGGCGCTCATCATCGATGAGTTCGCCTGCTTCGTTGCGCACAGCCGTGTAGCAGACCTGTCCCTGCATGAAGAACTCGCGATAGACCGTCTGGCACTCATGGCTGTAGCGGTCCTCCGCCATCTTGCGGAACTCGCGGAACACGGCCAGCACCAGATCCTGGCGCCCGCCTTGGTCGGCGGTGTCCCAGTTGATGCCGTTCCGGGCGGCGTAGGTTGCAAAGTAAGGCTGGCCCTTGTCGTCCACGTTGACCACAAGCGGCACACGGCCGTGGGAGATGGTCTGCCGAACGATGCGCAGGAAAAGCTGGGTCAGGCCGAAGCCATCGGCTGTGGCATTGGCCTCTAGATCCTTGAGACCGCTGGGCAGCTTCACCTCAGGAATGAGCCGGGAGACCAGGCCCATCATCGAGCGCAGTGAATCGCGCACCCAGTGTTCGTACTGCGCCCGCGCCGTATAGTTCTGGTAGAGATATGCATTACCCTGGCCATCCAGCTTTTCAGCCTCGACCATGCCGCTGGGCTTGGGCAGGTTTCGTGGACTGCCCTTGATGGCGCACTCGCCTTCCAGAGCATCGTCCATCATCCGCCACTCTTCGATGTGAGCGTCGTACTCTGGGTTGGTGGATTGAACAGGCATTACGCCAAACCTCCGATGCGGCGGGTGCCGGCGGACTGAGTCTTGATCGGGAACCGCTTGGCGATGAAATAGCCCGCGGCGTCGTTCATGTGGTCGTGACCCTTCTTCGGGTCTTTGTCCGGTTCGCCTTTATCCGTATAGGTCTGGCGCTCCAGGCACTGTGTGAGCTGCGGGCACTGGTCAATATTGACCTTGAGACGGCGCTCTCCGTAGGTGTTCAGGAACATGGAGTTGACCGCGTTAATGCGGTCCTTGACGCCAGGGTTCTGCGAGTCGACCACAACGGTGAAGCCTGCCTTCTTGAGCAAGGACAGGTCCGATTCACTGGCATTCTTGCTGCTGGTGTTCTGGCCGCTGGCGTCTGGATATACGGAGATGCCATGCCCAGGGAATCGCGCCTTGATCTTGTCGATCATCTCCGGCGTGTCACGCACCGAGTGGAGTTCGTCCAGCGCCAGCGGCAGGCCGTCGCGCACGACGTACACGACCGCGGCCATCTTCATGACGTTGAAGTCCATGCCGATGTGTAGGGCCTCGCCTGGCTCGATGCGCGCGCTGGTGCGGCACTCATTCCGGTCGAAGGTGTAGTAGACGACACCCGCGTAATTCTCGAACCCGGCCTCGTATTCCTGGCGGAACGTGCGCGGGTCCATCTTGCGCCGGGCCGCGTCTAACTCCTCGGCCGGGACATTGCCACCCTGGAGCGATGTGTACTGCCAGCTCTTGTGGTCAGGCTCGCCACCTGGTTGGCCATCCCGGTAGGTGTCATAGCAGTGGTTGAAACCCTTGGGGGTGCCGATCCTCAGCGCGTGGCCTCCCTTCCTCAATTCGCCGGACTGGGGAATCGTGTACTGGCAGGTCGAGAGCATGGGACGCAGCACTTCTTCCCACGCTGCCCACGGGCAGTCGGCCCACTCATCCACCAGGACGAAGAAAAGACCGGAGCCGCGAAGGTTGTCGTAGTTGTCCAGGCCGACCACACGCATGATGTGGCCGGACTTGAGCGTGATAGAGCATTCGGTCTCGTTGGGGCGGGCCGCGCGCCATGCTTCGGGAATGGCCTGCTTCAGACGGCGCCAGAACACGCGTTTGGCCTGCTTGAACGTCGGCGCGCCGTACCAGATCTCGTCCTCGACGCTCACGCCCCACTCCGCAGCCAGTCGAGCCGCGCGTCGCATCTCTGCCTTGCCGAGGAAGGTCTTGCCGAACCGGCGGCCGCATACCGCATCACGGAAACGCGCCTCTGGCTGGAATCCCCAACAGTAGATGTTCGCCTGCTTCGGCGTCAGCTTAACCGGCGGGTCATAGGTACGGGGTAGTCGGGACATTCTCGTCTGGCTCCAGCGTGTACTCAGCAACGGCGTGCTGCTGGTCCGCCTGGGAGCCCAGGGGCTTGTCGGGTTCGATCTTGCGGTTGACGTACATGTCGCCGCATTCCTTGGCTGCCTGCTCGTACAGCTGGGCCGTCAGCGCCAGGTTGCGCATACTCTCGGCTTTCTCAGCCATTCGACCGAGGCCGCGCAAGCGGAACGCTCGGTTGGCGATAGGGATGTCGGCGGTCTCCTCGCGAAAGCGCTTGCGGGTGTCCTCAAAGAGGGTTCGCCACTTGGCAGCCAGGTTGGCCCCAGCGCGCTTGGTCGGGTCGTGCTGCTCCACCTGCTGGCGGGTCACATCGATGTCGAATTCTTGCTTCACGGCTTGTGAGACTTGGGTGGGCGTGTCAAAGCACGCCAAAGCCTGAACGATGAAGGCTTTCACATCGTTTGTCAGGGCTGCCATAGATTGGATTCCGTCTCATGCCTGTCTCACATCAGGCCAACTTAAGCAGACAGGTTCCGCAGGCCCTCGAAATGTTGATCTTGGCCACCTCAGGCGGCCGGCTTGCAGCGTCGATCAGCTGCTGTACTTCGTGGCTGGCACCGTAGCGCCTCACCACACCGACGAACTCTTCGACGTCATGGCTCTGCAGCTTGATCTTTGGTGCGCCGTCTTGGGTGAATGCTGGTTGGCCGTACTTGTCGGTCGCGTGAGCCAGGTGATACAGCTCGTGCTCCAGGAGTGCACAGAACTCAACGTCGCTGCACTGGGCGCAGTAGTCAGCAGCCAAGGTGATGATGAAGGCCGGCACATCGCCGAACCAATCACGCATCTGTTGCTCCATCCGAGCCTTCTGCCAGCCGCCAGCGCGAAACGCTACCTGTTCGGCCTGGCCCAAGACTGTACGGCCCTGTTTGGCGACGCTCGAAGACGCCCACATAACCCGGATGTCAGCATCCAATAGGTGGGCATGGTCTTCGTTGTGAATGCTGCCGGTGTCAGCGAGGATCTCGGCTTGGATCCACTCCCAAACTTCAGGGGCTGGGGTCAGGCGGATGCCGAAGTCGGACAGCTCAAGCAGTGACGATGGTGGATATGGCCTATCCATAGATCACCTTGAGCTTGAAATGATGGTGCGGCAAGAATTGGTTCGATGCGGACAGGGATTCGCCCGGGGGCTGACGTTCGACGTAGGCTAGGCATAATCATTAATTCATCCAGCCTAACATTCGGCGCGCTCATCCAGATACCGGCATTACAGACCAACGCTGTTAGTTTTGGTCATCACACACAGTGATCCTCACTCCCGTGGCCACAATTTCGTACTCAGTCTCAGAAATCTTTTTCACTTGACCACCGCGTTGCATTTCGAAATGCTTCATACCTTCATGTCGAACCATGCCTCGGGATGAGCGCTCAACTGTCTCGTCCTGATAGATGTTGATCACGTACCTCACATTGTCCGTGCCTACGCCCGTGAGCTTTCCAACGTATTTATCTGACATGTCCAAACTCCTTGCGTGAACCCTCAAGGTAGCTGGTGCTGACATATCGATCCACACCACTGAGCAGATCAGCTCAACATTGGGTTGGTCTGCGCCAAATCGTGCTTGTTTGGAATAGATAGGCCTGGCCCGAAAGGCTCGCTCGATCGCCTCCCAGTAGGGCTGCTTGGTGGTCATTAAGGGGTCTCTGATACTTGAAATAGTGGCAGACTGCCGCTATTGATGGAGATCAATCAATGAAAGGATTTGCCAATGTCTGTACCACTTAAAGCTCTAACAGAAACCGGTTCTCTGGCCTATTGCGAACTCAGCAATGATCGCAAGAGAGCAGTGGCAGTAGCTGCGGCTCTTGAGGTTATTGCCGCTCGGGTCACCACAACGACCACTCACGGCACGCACCTTGATAGAGAAATGAATAACCTCAGCAAATACGCTGACCAGATCCAAGAAGCCCTGAAAGTCAAGTAATCCGCCTGTGCCGCACTCACCTGCGGCACACCTACCCTTCCCCGCAATCCAGAAGCACATCAATCAGCTGCTGCTCCGCCAGTCTGGACAGCGCCAGGGCCTGGAGGTCATCTGCAACCGGGCCGACGCCGAAAGCCGTCACCTTCCCGTCGGGTAACGAAGCGCGACCGCCACAATGGTGCATGGATGAATGTTGCCCTGCTCCAGGTCGTCAGCGATCTTGCGTAGCGCTTTGACCGTGCCGCGCCACCCCTCTCGCCGATACTCAACGACCTTCAGGAGGACACCATCTTGTGCGTTTCGGCATGCGCTTGGCCGTGTAGTATCGCGGCGATCAGTCCCTGAGGAAGCCCGGCTTCCTTTGCGGTATCAATGGCCTTGATCAAGGCCGAGTCAAACGCATTCGTTGCAGCTACCACATCGGCAGGGAGCGGCAGGACATGCCGCATACGTGTCACGTTGCTCATACATATTCCTCGCAGTAGGGGTGCCCTTGAAGTGCTGTTGTCAGCGCCATCGCGAATTCTTTGAGACTATCGCGCCTCTTTTTGTTGAATGCTCATGATTTGGGAGCTATGAGTGAAGCTCATCATGAATAGGAGCATTTTATGAAAGGCACAGGAAATTTGACGTTCTTCTCGTCTAACGCTGATGACTTGTCGTTTGAAGATATTGATTTTGAATTTCAGCCCGGTGACCGGTCGATCACTGCTGGCGCTGATGGCAGCCTGTCGATGGTCAAGAGGGCCGGCCTCATCAGTTTCAGGCTGGAACCGTTCCCAGGCTGGCAATCGATTTACGCCGTGACTGTTACCTTTCCCAATGGGCGGAACAGCGAAAATCTGTTTGAGGTTACCCGCAATTTCAAGCAACCATTCGCCCATGATGGGTGGCTGAATTACCCGGTGATGCAAAAACAAGCCAGCCCGATGAAGGACTAGATATCTTCGCGCCACAAAATGGCAACTCATGATTTTGTGGCGCGCATCACTTGGATTGCTTGCACAGGTCACAGTCCAGACGCCGGCAGATCCAGCGCTTTACCCTCGGCCAATAGGTCACCACGAACATGTGCCGGATACCGGCCAGGGCCAGGGCGACGTGCATCGTCACGCCGGCGGTGTTCGGGGTGAAGAACATCCGGTCCGACCTGGCCAGGATGGCGTAGCCGCTCAGGGCGATGATCGAGTAGAGGATTTTGCCGATTACCCCATCTCGCACCCTTCCGCTCAGGACTGCCCAGGATGCCCACAGGGCGATCACGCCGGCAGCCAGCGCATTAACGTATTCGAGAATCATCCGTTTGGCCCCCCGAACTTGGACCTGATGACAGACCAGAGATCAGCGGCCTTGATGGCGCGGGTTACGGCAGCGATGAGTGATCCGCCGAAGGTGCCCAGTAGAAACCCGACGCCTGCCACGCTGCGTGGCTCAACGATCCCGAAGTATGCGCTGACCATCCCAGTAAGGTAGTGAGCGCAAGCCATACCAGTGAGCAAGAATAGAATCCAGGCCTTGCGGTCCGTCAGGTCATCCTTGTGCCAGCGGGTGGCAACCAAGGCCCCCAATAGGCCCGCTATTGCCCAGTCGAGCTTGTCGAGCAGGCGGTGAAAAAACTCCATGCGCTCGACTCCGTATGTGCATGTAAAATCCCCTGGCCAACAAAGCTGAGGACAAGGGAATGAAAAAGTATGTAGCCGCGGTATCGCTCGCAGTGCTAGGCGTGGCTCAAGGTGTGCAAGCAAGCGATTTCACAAGCGTGGAGATCTGCAAGGCTGCAATTTCCGTGGAAATGAGCCGACCCACCAAAAAGATGAAGACCAGATCGCATGGTGCGGTACCCGAGATCTCTTACAAGCGTCCTGATGGAGACTCTTTCAGATACCGATGCCAGGTAAGCGACGACACTGTTGTTTGGTCAACGTTCTTGAACGATACCCGCACCTGGGGGCGCTGGCGGAACCGTTATTCTGAGGGGGATGCAACAACCACCTATTCGGTAGCGGGCGGCGAACTAACAATCCGCAATGATCAGTCTGGCGATAAAACCTTCAGAAAATCAGATTTCTGAATGCCTGCCCCTGCCTGAGTCAGGACAAGATACTTATAGCAGGCCTTCTTGAGGCCCTTTGCGGGCAATAAAAAACCCGGCGCGAGGTCCGGGTCCTTGAATTTGGTGTGCCGGACAAGCGACACGTTGAAGCTGACTAGATCTCCGAAACTATCGAAGACCTGTAATGGTGAGGGATGGCAGGCTGTTGACGCCGAGAGCTGTTGATGCGTTTGCCGAGAAACTAATCAGGGTTTTCCACATAACTTTCTTCATGCGACTACCTCCTTCTTGTCCGGATCGTTGTACTGCGATTGGTGTATCAATCAGTGCTAGCAGGAACCACATTGTAACTATCCATACCAGACCCCCAACCATCAACAACCCGCCATCGCTACCGCTTGAGCTTAAGCTCGCTGCTCGTTAAGCACTCCTACACAGAGCGCAGGAATGACAGGATGGGCATATATTGCGACATGGCGACATGATATTGCAAGCCCTTTCCAGGGACTTTTTACGCTGCCTCGCTTGCAAGAACACCCACGGCCTCCAGCATGTGCTGGGCCTCGACCAGTGCCTCGTTCACCATCCCTTCCAGCGACCCGCGTATGGCCTTGTTCCAACGTTGATACGTCCGCTCCGTCAGTCCCTGCTCATCCCATGTGGTCATGTCGTAGTTCGAGGCTGCCAGCACGATCATGTCACCCGGGCGCTCCTCAGCCACTGACCTGGCTTGGGCGTTGGCCCGCTCCACGGCACGCTGTGCGGCTTGGTTGCGCCAGGCCCAGCGATCCTCGCCCTTGTCGCACTCGCGCACCTCGGCAGGCTTGGCCTGGACCGCTACGCGCTGCACACCCTTGCGCTGCTCCGGCACGGCCCACACCATCACGGCCTGCTGGGTGAACCGCTTGGGCGCGGGCGTGGGAACAACTGGTATCAGCGCGCAGATGGCCTGGAGCTTGCGCCCCTTATGCGTGCTGTACCTGGCCAGCAGCGCGTGCCAGTGCCTGGAGCTGAGCTGAGCATGCAGCATCTTGTGCACGATACAGTCGGCCAGCAGCGCCGCGTCTTTGCCGGTGATTTCCCCTTTCAGTTTGCTGGTCTGCACCCTGGGCTCAACACTGCAGCCACCAGCGCTGTTGATCGTCTCTGCCGCCAGGGCGCGCACTACTGCGGATACCACGTTCTGATATTTCATGCTGCGGCCCTCCGGAGGTCCTTGAGTTTCTGGCGATAGGTGGCCTTGATGGCCTGCAGGTCTTCGATGGTCAGGCGCTGGGGCTGATGAGGCCCTTCAAGCCACTCCACCTGGTCGGCACCGATGCGCTTCACCAACCGGATGCGGTACTCGACCGCGTTACCTGAAAGGTTGCGGTTACACCTGACGCACTGGCGGTGGACGTTCAGCGGCTCGAAGCGCAGCTCTGGACAGGCGCCGACCGAGCGGTAATGGCCGGCGTCCCAGCGACTTCCCGTTATCAAGTCGCTGTCGCTGGGCAGCGAGTCGCAGCTGATACACGGCAGGCCGGCGTCCCGCTCCCGGATGTAGGCATTGAAAGCAGTCTGGGCCTCGGACATGTGCTCGCGGCGCGTCTTCAGCTTATCCCGGCGCTCCTTGAGGTCTTCCCGGGCCTGCTTGGTGATGGCCTTGGCCGCGACCTTTTGGAGCTGCGGGTCTTTGGCCATAGCCAGCGCGCAGGCCGGGCTGCATACCTTCTGCGTCGATAGCATGGGCTTGAAGCGCTGGCCGCAGCCTGGGGCCTTGCACTTCTTCGGCTTGATCTCGGCTACGCGCATGACTCGGCCTCCGATGAGTAGATAATCCCTGCTGCAACTGCCTTGGCGACAAGTTCCGTGCGGTTGGATGCCTTCAGGTGCAGGCGGGCATCAGCCATCCTGCTAGTTACCGTGCCCGGCGAAATGCCGAGCTCGCGAGCGATCTGCTTACCACTCTTCCCTGATGCAGCGAGAACCACACACTGCACACCACGCCGAGTTAGGCCATGGCCATACAGCCCCCGCCAGCCCGGCGCCGCGAAAACGCCTTGGTCCTTGTTCCGCTTGAGGTTTGCTTCCTGGCTCTTCATGCCGCCACCTCGCCCACCAAGTCGCCGAAGAAGACACCCTTGGGCGTGAACTCGGCCAGGATGCGGTCGGTGTAGGCCACGCCCTGGGCGCGGTTGAACAGGCTGGTCACCGGGAAACCGTCCGGGCCGAAGAGCTTGCACTCGCCCATCATCGCCAGCTTCTCCTCGTACGGTAGGTGGCGCATGACCCGGTACCACGCCTGCTGGAACTCGGCGTCTTCGTTCAACAGGATCTGCACGCCGATGTGCAGCTTGCAGTAGCGCCGGGCGTCCGCCGCGTCGCCGATCTGGGTCATCTCAGCGATGCGCTTGTAGAAGGCGAACCACAGCGCGTTCTGGTCCAGGGTGCGATCCTTGCCTGGGCGCAGGCTGACCACCACAAACTTCTTGTCGCGGAACATGTTGGTAAGCTTGCTGATGGCCTCGGAGAGCTTGGTAGTGCTGTTGACGCTGATTCGGTCAGCCATGACTAGTCCCCTTGCCCGATGCTTTAAGAGCAAACGAGGTCATTTTCGGGCAAGGCAGCCCACCCAGCCCGTAATGGTGCTCACCGCATGCAAGGCAGCGCGTATCTGGGCCGGCCAAAGGGGCGCCCCTGAATGGAGACAAATCGGAAACTCGCTTACGCAGCGCCTCGTTCTCGGCCTTGTGCTGGTCGCGCTGACGGATCTGCGCCTCGCGCTCGGCAAGGAATGCGGTGCTCCAGGTTCCAAGTCGCTCGATCTCCGCGAGCAGGGCAAGGACAGTCTCAGGCGTCAGCTCGCTGTAGAACTCGGCCAGGCGCCGGCCCTCCTCGGCCTCATCTGCGCACTTGGCTGGGTCGCAAGCCAGGGCCAGCTCCTTAATTTCTTGCTTGTCGATGCTCATCCCACCACCTCACACTCAGGCCAAATCAACTGCGCCTCACGCAGCGCGCCAGCACGGTGCAGGCTCTGCTCCATCAGCAGCATCTGGAAGGCCTTGGGGCCTACGATTACGGTCCATACGCGCTTCATGGGGTCACCTTAAGGCCTTGGGCCTCGATCGCAGAACGCAGCGATTCGCGCATGTCACGCTCCATGCTGGCCGGGTAGCCGTCGAACATTGGCAGCTCCACCACCACGGCGGCGCGGGAGGCCTGCCAGCCATCCCAGGCGCCATTTGCATATGGGCTTTCGTAGAACTCGGGGTGCGTGGACGACCGCGTGAAATCCATACCCCTGAACTTCGGGCTGGTCTCGAACTGCTCGCGCATCTTGTTGGTGTCCATCAGTGCTGCCCCTTCTCGATTTCGAGCAGCGCCTGATCCAGGTCGCGCTTGATTTTGTTGAATCGAACCTGGTGTTCGGCTACTGCCTTCTTGGCGCGCTCCATGATCAGGTCCTGCTCGCGCTTGATCAGGCGAAGCTCGTTTTCCATGAGGCATGCATGCATCAGTTTTCGGGCGCCTGCCGGCATCTGGTTATACAGATGGCCTGCGCGCTTCAAATCGGGCTTGTCCATCACACCCCCTCCCCGGCCGGCTGCCCGGCGCGCTTGATGTTCAACTGAGCGATGGCGGCACGCGTCTGCCGCTTACGCAGATAGGTTTCCACTCGGCGGCGCTGGGAATCCTTGGCGCGCAGGTGGTCTTTCTTCGCCTGGGCGGCCTCGATGATGCAGCGGACCTCGGCGAGCTTTTGCCGCACTTCGGGGCTGGCCTTAGCCCGGGCCTGCCCAGTGATTAGCCCGGCAATGGCTAATCCGTCCTCGCTGGGTGGCGCAATCTGCAGGTGAGCCAAATGCTTCGCGCCAGCCTCATGGCTGATCAGTTTCGAGCGCACAGCGGATTCGATTGCAGTGACGCGGCGTGCAGCGTCGTAACCCAGGGAGACTTCCCACTTAGCTGGAGTCGCCTCAGCCCTTGCGGCGGCCACCAGGCGTTCGTAGGCACTCATGAAGGCCATGCGTGCGCCTACCTTGTCGCCAGCCTCCAAAACTGGGCCAGAAGCAGTCATCGCCTGGCGAATTTCGGCGGTCATCACCACTGTTTCGCTTTCGTCGCTGGCCGACAGGGCGATGGCCCAGGCCTCGTCCTTGCCAGGGTGGCCGTCAGCGGCCTGGGCGTGCTTGAGGATCGCGGCCACCGTCAGCCGGCCACCGTCGCGGCGACAGTTGCGGAGCGCGCCACTCAGAACGGGTTCGCTGTGCTCGCGTAGGTCCTCGACCATCAGCAGCGCAGCGCCTTGGGTGAGTTGCTGCCCCATCACCTCGGCAGTGGCGAACAGGGACAGCAACAGTTGGTCTTGCTGGTCTTCACTCAGCATGGCTTGCAGCCCTCTTGGCTCGCTGCGCTTGCAACGCCTGCTCGGCGGCGCTGACGTTGGCTTGGGTTTGCTCGATCTGGCGGGCAGTGGTGCCAGTCATCTGGCGATTGGTGACCCATTGGGTGTGGTAGGCCTCGGCGTTCTGAAGCAGGTCACCAAGGCTGTGCATGCGGTTGACCAGCTTGCTGTCATTGATCCGAACGAAGTACGCCGCGACGTGGTGGGCGACATCGACACCCAAGCGGTCTACCAGTTGCCCGATCTGCCCACCGGCTTTGGCGTTCCATACCGGCCATGCGCCGTGGCGGCTGCGGTAGGCCATGGCGTAGTTGGCCCAGGCCTTGAAGGTTTTGCAGGCCGGGTCTTTCGGCCCTGGCATGTCCGCTGGAATTTCGCAGCGCGGCGCGGCAGACGAAACCAGCGTCAGCGCGGCAGGTTGCGACGGCGCAGTCGGGGCCTCCTGCACACTGTGACTGGTACCCTGATTGGTATCCTGATTACTGGTATCCTGATTTGTCGGAGATTTTTCCGACCCAGGCTCGGATATTTTTCCGACCTTGATCGGAGATTTTTCCGACCCTGCTCGGATTTTTTTCCGAGGTGAAGGATCGGATTTTTTTCCGACCCTCTCTTTTTTGGTCGGATATTTTTCCGACCCGTCCAGCTTCTTGTTCCACTCCTTGCCCTTTGCTGTGAGCTGCACCAGCGTGATGTTGTTGGTGCTGGAGAGATTGATCAGACCGGCGCCAGCAATCGCTTTCAGGAGGCGATAGGCAGTGTCCGGTTTGTCGGTGAGCAGTGGCAGCTCTTCGACGATCTTCGCCTTGCTCAAGGCGTAGAAATCGCCTTTGTCCGTCTTGACCAACTTGGCCCAGCTTGGGCACTCGTAGACGAACGCGAACAGCAGCGCTTGCTGGGCATTCAATCCCCAGTTCAGCGCCTTCGCCTGGTTGATCGTGACGGTGAATTGCATGTCAGTCCCACCCCAGCGGGCCTGGCCGCTTCTTCTCAGCCTTCAGCCCGATCCTGGCCATGGTTTCCAATGCGGACAGGTACTCAGCTGTTACGACGACAGCTGTCTGCGGCACAACGCGAAGCCCCAACATAGCCTGGACCTTGGCCCAGCGCTGGTACTCGCCGTCGTTCCAGCGGGAAACCGTCGACTCACTGCAACCCGTTTCCAGCGCAATGCGCTTTTGGCTGACCTGTGCAACCCGCTGCAAGATCAGGGTCTCGATCTCTCGGGCGATGTCGCCTTCGCTCAGGCTTAATTGGCTCTCAGACATGATCAGGCCACCATCTCAGCTCTGACCAATGCAGGACAAAGCTCCACTGCCGAGAAGAGACCCTCAGTCTCAGCTTGTGCCCGTAGAGCCGTAACTGCGCTCATGCCATGACGACCAGAAACCCATCCGGAAACCGTTCCCTGCTTGACCCCTAACGATTTAGCGGTCTTAACCTGCCCACCAAAGTGGTCAACAAGTTGATCGTAAATGCTCATCGAAAACCCTCCTTATAGGATTTCCTATAAATCTACACATAGGAACACCTATTTGCAAGGTTATCGGACCACCTATATAAGACTCACATGAACTACAGCCAAAGACTCAAAGCCGCTCGCAAGCACGCTAAGCTGACCCAGGCGGAGCTATCCAAAGCCGTGGGAATCACGCAGACATCTATCTCCGACCTAGAGACGGGCAAGTCAGCTTCGTCCACGTTTGGCGCGAGCATTGCCCGCATTTGTGGCGTAAGCGCACTGTGGCTAGAAACTGGCGAGGGCAGTATGACTGAGCAGGGTCAGGGCCACGGCCCTAGCGATGCTCGGTCCAATGATCCTAAGTCGAATGAAACGATCAACATCGAAGGCCTGCCCGCCCCGCTGGCCCAGAAGATCAAAAGCTACCGCAATCTGGTGGACGTGCCCCGCTACGACGTAGAGGGCTCCATGGGCCCGGGCTCGGAGCCGCCTGACATCAACATGGTTGTTGAGCACATGAGCCTGGATGCGAACTGGGTACGGCAGAACCTCACCTACACCAAGCTGGAGAACCTGAAGCTGATTTCGGGTCGGGGCGACAGCATGGCGCCGACGATCCGCAGCGGGGATGCCGTACTGGTCGATGCTGGGGTGACCACCGTCGAGGACGATGCCATCTACTTCTTCCTCATGCGCGGGAAGCTGCAGATCAAGCGGATACAGCGCGGCCTGGATGGGCTGACGATCATCTCTGATAACGGGCAGTACCCACCGATTGAGGTTCCCGGCGAGCGCGAGGATGACATCAAGATCCTTGCGCAGATCATTTACTGGTGGACCGGACGGAGCTTCTGACCACCGAGCACGGAATGCATTTGATGAATGATGTTGTTATCGTTGATAGCCCTGAGTCCTTTTTAATGGCTCTGGACCGAATAGACTTGCTCGGTGACTCTCTTCCGCTATTCGACGGCTGGCCAAAATTCAACGTCAAGGTCGAGGGTGATCGTTACAACGGCACCCTTACACCGAAATTAATGGCTGGCCTCATTGAGTTTCAGGATCAGCTTCTGCGCACCTACGCGGAAATTCGCTATGGTTCCTCGTCGATTGGTAAGCTAAGCGCTGCCGATAAGGCAGATCTCGAGATAGTCCTAGCGATCACGAAGGGGAGCACCGATGGCCAAGGCCCGCTTGATGGAGCGCTCAACAAGATTATTTCGGTGCTGCCAATGAACAAGATGAGCGCAGGGAACGTAACGGCCTTGCTGATCATCGCCGTGCTCTGCGTTGCAGGTTATATGGTCTTTTCTGGATGGAACCAAGCAGACCTTGAGAAGGCTAAAATTGCCAGTGCAGAGCGGCAATCTCATACACAAGCAATGCTCATTGGCAAGCTAGCCGACGCGCTCGCGTCAAAGAGCTTGCCGCCAGAAGCCGTGGCTATTAAAGACAGAGCAGCCGAGGGCTACAGAGCGATTGTGGCTGGGGCGCCTGATGCGACGTCAATGGACATTCAAGGTCAGCATTTCAACGCTGATGAATTAGAGAAAATCAGGACGCAGGATCCGCTCCCAAAAAGTCGCAAGGAACGCAGAGAGGATGTCTACATTGAGATGGTGAAGCGCCATCCAGATTACCTATCATTGACCTTGAGGCTGCCCGGCTCAGATTACACCTTCCCCGGTCGGGTCGATCTGTCTAAATTCGATCAGGCGAACGTGAATAGGCTGTTCGACTCGCTCCGTGATTCAAGCCCCATTCGCCTTTACCATTACTCGTCCGAGCAAAAGGACCGCATCCTGAGAACTGATGTGCTTGCAGTGGATGATATTAGCTTAGGGAAAGCTAAAGCTGTTCAGTAAATGAGCCTATCGTGAGCACCAGCCCACGAGTCAACGTGGGATTTTTGATGCCTGCGTGATGGCTGATAGCCAGAATGGTAGGATGGAGATTTCTCAGGAAGAGCAAAATGCGCAAGCCCCTTCTAGCTAGTCTGTTCACTTCTCTTCTGTGGTCAACCCTGGTCTTCGCTGAGCCGACGTATATCGAAAAAATGACCGGCCTCCCCGCCATCTGCAGCATTGATGCGATTGAGCAAGAGACAAAGGTTTGGGATGCAGAAAGAAGGTTTGGCGAGGGCAGCAAGCGGTGGTCTAAAGCCTTCCATCAACGCTTAGATGTGGTCAGGGTCTGTGTAGATGACGCCAAGAGTAAAGGAAAAGCCTTGTACAAGGCTGAGGCCGATCGCCTGCCGCAGCTCAAAACAGAGCTGGCCGCTATGTACGCGTCGTGGCTCGGTTATCTGGATCACCTGATTGATGACGATCGCGACGCCTACCGACGCCTATATGAGCACTCAGCAAATCAGCTGAAAGCACAGATCGATTCTATGTAGAAGTCACGACACCCAGACGAGCCCGCCTAGCGCGGGCTTTTTTGTGGGCTGGTAAAAAATATAGGAACACCTATTGACTGCTAAAATAGGATCTCCTATATTCACCCCATCGAGACGGCAAGCTACACAGCCCCTCGACAGGCCCTCAAGCCGACCGCTCTTTAACAACCAAGACCGCCGAGCCTGCAGGCATAGCAGGCCACCATCCTCGCAGGGCTCTGGTGCGATCAGGTGTGCCGCAATAGAGCGGCATCCAAGCGGCGCGCATGCCTCGACAGATGCAGGAAGCGCGATACCGGGTGAGCGACCGGGGCCTGAGAGAGAACAGATTTCACTGGCTGGCCTTGGCGACAGGGTCAGACGGGAAATCAACCGCCCTAAAGGGCAAATAGATGAGCCAGTTTGCAAAGCTCTTTGAGTTTGAAGACTTGGGCCAGGTACTGATTAAGCTCGACGATGGGGATGACGGTCCCGAGGTGCGGACCTACTTCGTGCCTGATGGTTTCGGCGTCTGCTCTATCGCGATGACCTTTAAACCTGATGATCAGGATGACAAATGGGGGAGGGCTGAAAAAGCTTTTGCCATGCTTGATCGAGATAAGGCTCGAATCTTGGTGGATGAGGCGCTTTCGAAAATTCCAGCCGGCCTTTCTGGCTGATTCCCTGACAGCCGGAAAGACGGCCCGATGCCCTGCTCCCCATCGCAGGCTGCATTGGAGATTGATCGGAGCGTGCTCAAGCGAGCTGCAGCGCTAGGATCGCAAAGACCCGTGAACCTCCTGAGCCGGTATATGCGAGACGGCCAATACCAGAAACGCGGCGGGAACCAAGCAGGAGTAGCGCCCTGGTGTTCCGATCAATCTCCGATGCATCCCGCATCCCCTTCCCTTCACATACGACCGCATCGGCAGGAGCCAGGCCACCTTTTACGGTGGGTTTGGTCACCTTCGCCTGGCTCCTGGCCAATGCGGTTGGCTACTGAGGTTCAAACGATGAGCAAACACACACCAGGCCCGTGGTTTTCGCCAGACGGCAAGACCATCAAGCAGGACTATCGCCCCATCGGCCTAACAGAAGCGGCCGGGTGCATGATCGGTTCTGTAATGGGCGGCCCTACCAGTGGGCCGGCCTTTATCGAAGTTGCCGAAGAGGTTGCCGCAAACACCCGCCTGATTGTCGCCGCGCCGGACCTGCTGGAAGCGCTGGAAGACCTCAAGCGGGAGCTGATTCTCTCGGACGTTGATCTTGGTTATGTCGAAAGCCATTTCAGGCCATGGCTCAATAAATCCGAATCGGCAGCTGCAAAAGCTAGAGGCTACCTGTTCTCCCCCATGACCGATGCAGCCCAGGCTAGAAGCGGAGCCATGAGCGGCTGGATCAAGTGCTCTGAGAGCATGCCTCATCTGCCCAAGGGTGGCGGCAAGGCTTGGGTAATCGCCTACACACCAGCACGCAAAGCACAGAGCGCCTTCAACGGCGCCCGCTTCCTCTACTGGAATGGCATCGACTGGCGTTACGGCGATGGCTCGCGCTTCGAGCACCGCGTGACGCACTGGCAGCCACACCTCACTCCACCCACCGAGTAACCCACCACCTGGAGGCGGCCATGGGCGACCACGCCGATCTGTACGCCGATAGCGCCCAGGCACGCGCCTTGGATCGTCGCCTCTCCGGTGATGAACAGGTTCACTGGGCCGCAGGCGTAACCCCAGAAGAAGCTGCAGAAAACAACAGGGCCTGGCTGGAATGTCTGCGCGCCCGTGATGAACAACAGAAAGCCGCCAGCCGTCGAGCAATCGCCTCAGCGCTCGACAAGATGGAAGCCATGTGCGGCACAGGCGCCGCCCGGAGGACAGCATGAACAAGGGTACCCGTCAGGCGGTGGTCGACATTATCGACTCCCGCTTCTCTGCGATCTGCGCGAACTTCAGCGATACGCTCCGTGGTGAGCTGGTTATGGCCATTGACCTGGCCGGCCTCACTGGCGCCATCGATCTTGTCGAGCAGCGCAGCTACACCGAGCGCTTGAATCGCATCATCGAGCGCGACCACGAACAGTGGATGGAAACGAACGGGAGGGTGGCATGACAACGCCAATCGTGATGTCGCTCATTGACGAGCAGGTCGCTGAAGCTGCACAGGCAGTTCCAGACGACTGCATCCTAATGGTCTTCAAGGGGCTGACCCTGGCTGACGCCATGAACCAGGCGCGCCTTGCCCACATCGAGAACCCAGCGGCCTGGTCTGGCCGGGCCTACCTGTGCGGAATGTGCACGCTGGCCTATGAGGTTCGCGCGTGAGCCGCCAGCAAACAGCGCGCTGGGCATCGTGGCGTGGCGGCTTCCTAACCCTTTTCTTCTGCACCGCTTGGATGCTCGCCAGCGCTTACGCAGGCCGCATCACCTCCTGAGGCATCCATGAACACAACACCCCGTCTGGCCGCCCAGATCGACTGGATGACGGTCGGATCTTTCACGCCTGAGCGGTACCAGGGCGATGAGCGCAAAGAGTACGAAGACGAGGCTGCTCGCATTGAGCGGCAGTGGGACAACCAACCTAGCTGAGGTGCCGCATGGCAACCGTAACCCTGATCCTCGGCAAGTCCGGGGCTGGCAAGAGCGCATCGCTACGCAATTTCAAGCCTGATGATGTGGCCCTGGTCCAAGTCATCAAAAAGCCGCTTCCCTTCCCCGGCTCCAAGGCCTGGAAGTCCTACGTCACCGACAACTGGGTCAAGGTGATCGGCGCCTGCCGCCAGACCAAGCGCAAGGTGATCGTGATCGACGACTTCCAGTACATCCTGGCCAACGAGTTCATGCGCCGGAGCGAGGAGAAAGGGTTCGACAAGTTCACCGAGATCGGCCGACACACCTGGAACATCTTCGAGGCGCTGCTCAGCCTGCCCGACGACGTTCGCGTTTACATCCTCAGCCACACCGAGGAAACGGAAGCCGGTCAGATCAAGATGAAGACCATCGGCAAAATGCTGGACGAGAAGATCACCCTGGAGGGCATGGTCACCATCGTCCTGCGCTCTGTGGTCAGTGACGGCCAGCATCTGTTCAGCACCCGAAACAACGGGTCGGACACCACCAAGGCTCCGATGGGCATGTTCAACGAGGCGATGATCGACAACGACCTCGCTCTGGTCGATGCCGCGATCTGCGAGTACTACGACCTCACCAATACCAACCAGGCCGCATAGGAGCCTTCTGAATGTTCAATCTGGACGCAAACGCCGCGCGCTCCGCGGACAACAAATCAGCCTTCATCGACGAGGCCGGAAAATTCATTGGCGAGTTCCAGCGCGCCGAGTACATGGAGAAGCAAGAAACCGGTTCGACCGGTATCGGCTTCACCTTCAAGAGTCGCGACGGGGCCGAGGCAACGTTCTACCTCAACCTGACTTACCAGCATGGCACCCGCAACGAGGGTGGCTACGCGATGATGAACGCCATCATGGCTTGCCTGCAGCTGCGCACCGTTGGCGCCCCGCAGCCTACCCAGTTCGATAAATGGAACAACGAAACCAAGCAGCGGGAGCAGGTGACTGCGCCTGGCTTCCCTGAACTCTTGAGGAAACCCATCGGCCTGCTGATTCAGATGGAAATCGAGAAGAACAGCCAGACCGGCATGCCCCGCCCAATCATCTACGCGCCGTTCAGTGCTGAATACGAGAAGACAGCATCCGAGATCCTTGACCCGCGCTGCACCACTCCAGCCAAGCTGGAAAAAATGGTTCAGCAGCTCATGAAGAAGCCGGTGCATGACCGCCGACCGAAGTCTGCCCAGGTCGCCGGCGGCTACACCCAGACAGACAACTATGACTACGGCGCGCCGCCCGATTTCTCGGACGACATCCCGTTCGATTGACCGCTGGTCAGCAGCAACCCCGCTGCTGACACCCCTTCTTCTTGCGAAACGGACCTCATATGACCGCCTACATTTTCGACTCTGAAACCACCGGACTAAACAACCCGGAACTAGTTGAGGCCGCCTGGCTGCAGCTCGGCGCGGGCCTAGCCGTCACCGACGAATTCTTGCAGCGATACAAGCCGTCCAAACCTATCGAGCTCGGTGCCCTGGCCACCAGCCACATCCTAGACGAAGAACTGGCCGACTGCCCGCCGCATGACTCTTTCAAGCTGCCTGAAGACGCGACATTCCTGATCGGGCACAACGTCGATTACGACTGGGGTGTAATTGGGAAGCCAGAGATCAAGCGTATCTGCACTGCCGCGCTGAGCCGAGCTCTCTGGCCTGAGGCCGACACGCACACGCAGTCGGCCATGATCTACCTCCACTACCGTACGGAAGCGCCCGAGCTGCTACGCAATGCCCACGCTGCGCTGGACGACGTCAAGAACTGCCGTCGCCTGCTGGCGGCTATCTTCGCTACCCTGAAAGCGCAGCTGGGGCGGCCTGTGACCAGCTGGGAAGAACTTTGGGAAATTTCCGAAGACGCTCGCATCCCCAAGATCATCCGCTTTGGCAAGCACGCTGGCTCTAAGATCGAGGATATCCCGCGCGAATACAAGCGCTGGTTGCTCGGACAGGCTGACATCGACCCTTACCTTCGGAAAGCCCTGGAGAAGTAAGCCATGAGCGAACGCGGCGAGCACCCCAGCGTTTACTACGATGGCCGGGACTGCCGCCGCAACGGTGGCAGCAAGATGGCCAACCCATTCGCCCCACACACGTTCCACGGCTCCTGGTTTCTTGCCGGCTGGAACGACATGGATTTAGAGATTGAACAGAAAAACCCGAAGCGCGCTGCTAAGAACAAGGCGGCGTGAGCAGTTCAACCTACCGCCCAGCGGGTTAAAGGAGTTGCCGTATGGCGATGGACCAGGCAGAGCGCGACCGGCGCCGGCGCGAGAAGGCCGAGCGCCTGCAGGAAGAAGACCTGCGCTTGAAGGTTCGACCAGGGACTAAACAGGCCCTGCTGGAGCTGATGGAGTGGGCTGGGATCGAGGACCAGGGAGAGGCGATGACGCTTATGATTCATCACCTGCACGGACTGGGCCCGGGCGGCGCGCTGCCGCTACTGGAACCTCCGCGCCACGAAATCACAGTGTCGCCGACTGTGGCGCGGAAGCTTGAGAATTTCCGCGCGCGCGAGGCGCTACGAATCGGTCATGACAGTTGACCGTTGTCTTTCTTCTTGATCCAGAAGAGGTCGCCACCTTTACGGTACTCCCGGTTCCACTCGTCACCGCATTCGGTGCATTTGAGTTTCAAGGTCTGCCCAATTGCATCACGCCCTTCAAGCACTACGAATTTCCCTAGCTGGGTCAGATCGTCGTAAGCCTCCATTGAGGTCCGGCAACAGCTATTTGGAAACGCCATTTTCACTCCTTTGATCCGGCCCCATGCCGGTCACCCGTAATACCCCATCCCAAACCAAATTGCCACCATGCCGCATCCGGCCACGGAGGGCGGCGCATGCATGGAGAAAGCCATGAGCAACTACAACTGCGACTATGTCCGTCGCCACTACGATGTGCCGGCCGAGATCGGCCGCCGGGTGATCGCCAACGGCGAGCCAGGCGTCATCATGGCCGACCGTGGCCACTACATTGGCGTGATCCTCGACAGCGATCCGAAGAAGCGTATCCGCAATTACCACCCCACCTGGGAAATGCAGTACGGCGAGATGGCTGAGAAGCTGCCGCTCAAGCAATGGGAAGTGCTCACCAACGGCATGTACGACTGGGATGACGTCAAGTACATGCTTGGCGATGCCCGCCACTACGTGCGGCGAATCTGGGCAGCTACCCGAAGCCAGGCCAAGTATCGTGCCTATCAGGAGCTGGCCGAGTGTTTCAACGATGACGCGACCGCCATGCTGACCTTCAAGGTTCGCGCCGCCTGACCCTCTAGCGCTGACCTCCAGCGCCTTCCCCTCTCAAACGATGAACGCCTACCCGGCGAGGACCGCCCATGTCTGCATTTCAGAAAAAGAACCCCCTCGACTTCAAAACCCAGTACGGCCTTGGCTTCGATCCTCAAGACGACGAGATCGTGGTGGACTTCTTCTGCGGTGGCGGCGGTGCCGGTACCGGGCTGGAGATGGGCCTGGGCCGGCCAGTCACCGTGGCCAAAAACCACAGCCCCGCGGCTATCAGCATGCACACCGCCAACCACCCGGCAGCGCGCCACTTCACCACCGATGTTTTTGAGGGCGACCCGGACGAAGAATGCCAGGGCCGGCCCGTGGGCTGGTTCCACATGAGCCCGGACTGCACGCACCACAGCCAAGCCGCGGGCGGCCAGCCGCGCAAGCGCGAGATCCGAAACCTGTCGTGGATAGGCCTGAAGTGGGCCGGCAAGAAAAAGCCTCGGGTCATCAGCCTCGAGAACGTGAAGCAGATCCTGCAGTGGGGTCCACTGATCGCCAAGCGCGACAAGTCCACCGGCCGGGTGATGAAGCTGGACGGCACTGTGGCCGCCGTCGGTGAGCGCGTACCGGTACAGCAGCAGTTCCTGGTGCCCGACCCGAAGCGACGCGGCATCACCTGGCGGCGCTTCGTGCAACTGCTTGAGGGCATGGGCTACCAGGTGGAATGGCGGATCATCAAGGCCTGCGACTTCGGCGCGCCAACCAGCCGCGAACGCCTGTTCATGATCGCCCGCTGCGACGGCCAGCCAATCGTGTGGCCGGAGCCTACCCACGCCAAGAACCCAGCCAAGGGCCAGCAGAAGTGGCGCACAGCAGCCGACTGCATCGACTGGAGCGTGCCGAGCAAGAGCATTTTCGGTCGCAAGAAAGAGATGGCAGCCGCAACACTGCGCAGAGTGGCCAAAGGCATGAAGAAGTTCGTGCTGGACAACCCGCAGCCATTCATCGTGCCGATCGCGAACTGGTCGGGGGAGTTGGCCCAGTCCGCCAACGAACCTCTCCGCACAGTTACCTCATGGCCACGCGGCGGATCATTCGCCGTAGCCAGCCCTACCCTGGTGCAGACCGGATACGGAGAGCGGACCGGCCAGCAGCCGCGCGTACCTGGACTGGATCAGCCACTTGGAACCGTCGTAGCCGGCGGCGTGAAGCATGCGCTGTCGAGCGCGGTGATTCTGCCAGCAACCCACCAGGGCGCTGTGCGGGTAAATGACCCAAGTGAGCCCCTGCCCACGGTAACCGCCGCCAAACGTGGGGAATTGATGATGGCCAGCCCTGTGATGATCACCGCAGCTCATGGGCAAGGCCGCCCAGGCGGTGTGCAGCGCTGGGGACACGGGTGCAAAAGCTCGGTCGCGCCACTCAGCACTGTTACCGCCAGTGGTGGGCATGCATTGGCCACCGCCTTCATGGCCCAGGCCAACGGCGGATTCAACACCACCCACGCCAAGGGCATGGGTGAGCCTATGACGACGGTGACCAACACCGGCAGCCAACAGCAGCTGGTGAGCGCCAGCCTGGCCACTCTCCGGCGCAACTGCGTAGGCCGTCCCGTAGATGACCTAGTGCCGACAATGACCGCCGGTGCCGAGCACCACGCCCTGGTCGAGTACAAGCTGTCACCCGAGCATGAAGAAGGCGCCCTGCGCGTAGCGGCGTTCCTGATCAGCTACTACGGCACCGAGAACACCAGCGCAGCAGACGCGCCAACGCCGACAGTCACCACCAAAGACCGCCTGGGGCTGGTCACGGTATTCGTGAAGGGTACGCCGTACGTGATCGTCGACATCTGCCTGCGCATGCTGCAGCCGCACGAGTTGTACCGGGCCCAGGGCTTCCCGGCCAGCTACATAATCGACAAAGGCGCCGACGGCAAGCCGTTCACCAAGACCGAGCAGGTGCACATGTGTGGCAATAGCGTCAGCCCGCCGCCTATGGCTGCGCTAGCCCATGCTAACAATCCTTGGAAGACTGTCTGCAACAATGCTGATGCAGCCTGAAGCACGAGGCTGACACTTTTATATTTGCTCCACTGCCAGCGTCTAGATGCGGCGATCCATTAGCTTAATCGGGTAGTCAAAATCATCATCTGTGATGTTATTTGATAGGTAAATCTCTGAAATACTTATGTCAGGTGACCCGTTGACTTGAAATACAGAAAAACGGTTACCTTTCCACATTTCAAAAACCCCTAAACCGAACTGTGCAACTTGCATAATGTGTAAGGCTGCCGCAGCCTCCAGTACATTACCAAGAGTGCTTAAATAAAAATTCTTCTCCCTATCATGCTTCACAGCATTATAAGCATCATACCAAGCCAAACTTTTTGTGGGCAGCATTGAGTGCCAGAACCGAAAAGGCTGATACTCCATTTCATAGTCCTTGAGTCGAACCTTCCACTCGGTAAGCCTCAACGGGGTACACACCTTGATGTAGTTCCTGGTTGTAAACCTCCCCGCATCCTGGAGTTCCATATCATTAGCCTTCAAAACTCCAGCCCAGCAAGCCTCGATTTCTGTGCATAACAGTATTAACAACTCTCGAAGTCGATGACTGTAACTTTTCGAGTTGGATTTTGAAGGCTCTATGAACCTAAAGACATCCTTGACTTCTAACATCAGGCTTTCAGCCGCTACTATGCTTTGACTGTAGCTTTCTCCGTAGATAGCGTAAGGATTGAGCTTGTCATAAGAGTTCGATAAAAAGCTTGAATTCAAAGTCCCACGCCAGATACGAGGGTAATACTCCCCGGGCGACAGGTCCATGGGGCGGCCCTTACCGTCGATATGAACCCCACTTCGCTCGAGAAAAACACGAGCGGCATCCACCTCTACAACCATCTCATTCAAATCGAACTTGCTTTCATACCAACTTCCAAATTGCGGAACATAACAGATCGCCGTTCCAGACTGGAACACTACCCACGCTAGGTAGCCTTCGAAGGTAGTGAACGCATACGTTTGCCTATCAAGCATAAGAGCACTTCCATGAGCCAAACGATTATCATAGCTTCGAGGTACACAAATGCCCACGGATAACCGACCCACCAATACAGAGAACTTGCCGTGCCCGTTCTGCGCCGGACGGGTTGATCTCGAAGGATGGCTGCGTGGCGACGGCACGCGCGGACCGGAGTGTGAAAGCTGCGGCGCAACGGCGCCAACGCTCAGCGTTTGGAATAGCGCCAATCCCACCACACAGCCCCACCCCGAGCCTATAGCCTGGATGGTTGGTACTGCCTTCTGGTGGACCAAAGAAGAGGCAGAGAGGGATGCAGCGGAGACTGGGCTGCCGATTGTTGGGCTGGGACCGATGGCCGAGAGTGCCGACATTGATCAGCTCCAGCGGGAGATCGCACAGCTGCAGCTGGCACTGACGATGCACGATGACGCAGCGATCCAGGATGAATGTATTCGGACCGAGAACTCGGAGCTGCACGCCAAGATGGCCGAGCGGAATGCCCCAATAATTCCAGAGCTGACCAGCGATCTTCGCGAAATCCTCGGTCGCCCGAACTTCACCTGCCAGCACATCGCCAAGGCACTTCGGGTCATGGGGCTAACCATCGCCCCTAAGTCCGAGGACGAGCAGGCCGCCGTGATCCACTGGCTTCTCGGGCACTACCTGAAACATGGCGCAGATTGGCGCCAGCGAGCCGCCGCCGAACTCGAAGCGGCCAGCGAAACGATAAAAACCTGAAAGAGAACATCTGTACTCCACCCGCTGTAACCCCTCTCCCCTCTATTCACTGCCGCGATATGGCGGCCAAGGAATAACCGTGTCCGAGAAAAGTGGAATCACCCTCAACCGCGCGGCGCAGGATGTCGTGCTCGAGCGCCAGCGGCAGGTCAGCAACAAAGGCTATTCGCTGTATCGCGATGACGGTTACACCAGTGGCGAACTGGCCAGGGCGGCGAGCGTATACGCACGTCTGGCAGGTCAGCCTCGCACCATGAGCACAGATTGGCCGTGGGCGCCGGAGACATTCAAGCCAAGCGAAGATCGCCGCCGCGACCTGGTGAAAGCTGGTGCACTGATCCTTGCTGAGATCGAACGCCTCGACCGCCAGAGCCTGATCAAGCACGCAGTTGTGCGCCGTGACGAATATGGGATGTTTCAGCACCCTGATCTGCCGGACTTCGACGAAGGCGACGTCGAGAAAAGCAAGGCTTGGGTCGCCCAGCAGGGACTTGAGGTGGTCCGAGTCGAACTAGAAACCGACGCACCAGAGGACATCGCAGAACGCTATTTCGAGTCTGGCGACCCCGATTGCAGCTACTGGGAACCCAGCAAGCCGGATGGTGAAGGCTGGTTCTGCCTGGCCATCTACGATACCGACGCCGGGCCCTCATGCTGGTGGGGTCGTCGAGTGGTGACGCCATGAGGCTGAAACACTATCCGCTGGACATCCAGTGCGTCGGCAGCGACACCTACATCGCGATGAGCAAGGGTCACCACGACCTTGAGGCATTCATGGCTGAGGCCGTCAAAGAGTGCCCGGGCCGGTTCCTGGGCGGCCCGCAGCACAAATGGTGCAAGACGGTGCCGGATCGCTCGGGCGAGTTTGCACATCGATACGTTTTCGTCGAGGAAGGCACACCAGGCGCGTGGCCAGCGACCTACTGCTGGGAATTCGGCGAGGACTACAAGCGCTACAACGCCGAGGTGCAGCCATGACCCGCCTCGCCCTCTGCCTCCTGCTGCTGGCCAGCGGCGCCAGCGCAGATCCACGCGAAACCCGGCCACTGCCTTACAGCGCCGAGGTCTACCACGACGACCAGCGCGCCGTTACTTGCTGGAAGTTCTCGAATGGACTGAGCTGCATCCCCGATAGCCAGTTGCAGGCCGGCAACGAGCGCCAGCTCGCCCCGCACGAAACCCAACCCGAACCTACACCCGCACTCGCGCCTGCGCGCTGGATTAATGAGAGGTATGAGCTGTGAGCGAATGGATCAAGTGCATCGACAGGCTGCCACCCAATGAAAAAGGCGACTACCTGATCGTCTGCGATTCCGGCGAGATCGCCATCACAGAGTACCTCTGGGACGACGATGTCGGCTGGTGCTTCTGGTACGACCCGGATGCCACCCATTGGATGCCTCTCCCTTCACCGCCGAGCGCCCAGCCATGACCGACCTGATCGAAGTGAGAGTATCCAACCTGGTCGGCGCGGCGCTGGACTGGGCGGTGGCCATGGCTGAAGGCTACAAGCAGGACACTGAAGACTCACACGCCATCATCAGTCCCAGAGGTGTGTTCACCAGCGTTAGCGTGCGCGGGGCGGAGAATGGGTTCGGCTACCGACCATCCACGGACTGGAGCCAGGGTGGGCCGCTGTTCGACAAGCATCACGCAAGCGCCCACTACCAGGCTCATCTGGCAGATGCTCAGTTTCGCTACAGTGCTGGCCCAGCAGGTAGTGGCTTTTGGTGCTACGGCCCAACAGCCCTGGTCGCCTTCTGTCGCAGCCTGGTCAAGGCAAAGCTTGGCGATACCGTCCAGGTACCGAAGGAACTGCTGATCGACATTAAGAAGGAGGCCACATGAGGTACATCAACCCGCTCCTGAAACTGCCAGCGGGCCGGGCCCTGTTGAAGCTACCGGCCGAGGACAGGGCGCGGATTGAAGCAGTGCTTCGCGAACTGCGCGCCCAGGCTGACGCCGAGGCAGAGAACTCCTGGCTTCGCCGCAAGGGCCCGATGGCCGCCTACTGGCGCGCCGTCTCGACCTACGCCCGGCACCTGGCGCACGCGCTCTCTCGCAACACCCAGTCGTAACACCTCTCCTACTACTCACACCCGCCGATATGCGCGGGCGAGGATGACTTATGTCCGCAACAGAACGATTTCACCACACTGCGAATGACTGCCTGGAGCGCCTGGCGGCCGATCTCTGGCCAGAAGCCAAGTTGGCTCTGGTCATCTATACCCCTGAAAAGCCTGAGCTCGACATCGTGCTCAAGGACAGCGGCCTTAACGTAGACGAGGTCGTGAGCACCCTCCGGCGGCGCGGGGGCCTGGGCATAGATGGCGAGAACATCTACAAGCGACTGCTCTGTGACGCCATCATCGGCGCCATGGCTTTCGGCAAGCAGAACAACAACCCTCCACCAGATGGCCACTGGGGTCAGGAGTTCTGGGATATCGGTCGCGCCGAAGGTGCGCTGCAGGAGGAACTTGTACGGGCGCTGCGCCGGATGCGCACAGAGCTGGATGCTTGCCAGCGAGTGATCCATTACGCGGGCGGCTTCGATCCGGCCTACATTCGCGACGCCCAGGCCGCACTTAAAGTCGCCGACGCCCTGCTCGAGCAAACACACGTCTGACCACCAACCTGCCGCCGCCGGCGGCGTGGAGACCACCCATGGAGACTGCCAACACCGGTGACGTCGACAAAGTTTCCGAACAGAAAATGGCCGATTTACTCGGCTGCACGAAGCGCGCTCTTGAAGGCCGGCGACTACGGGGGTCTATTCCCGAGGGCGTATGGATAAAGCACAGCGGCCGAATTATCTACAGCAAAAAGAGGTATGACGAATGGCTGGAAAGCCAATGGATTTACCCCCTGGCATCGACGTCCACTACGGCTCGCTCCGGCTCAGGTTCATGTGGGAAGGTGCTCGCAGGAGTGAGACCCTTCCCTATCCCGCGACACAAAAAGGCATCAAGGCTGCATCCCAGCTTCGAGATAAAGTAAACAGCCTGATAAAACTCAACCTACTCGACCATGACAAGTACGCGGAACTCTTTCCTAGCTCCGGCGCTGTCGTGGGTGGCGTACCAACGTTCGGCGAGTACGCTCAATTGTGGTTGGACAGCCGGGAGATCGCGGCGGGCACGAGGCTCAACTACAAAGGCACCTTGAATCTGTATTGGGTGCCCCACCTCGCCTTGGTACGTATAGATCTGATCACGCCCACGCTTCTTAGGCGGATCGTCACCTCGATCACCTGGACATCGGCATCCGTTAAACGCAATGCCATGGTGAAGCTGTCGACAATCCTCCGCTCAGCTGTGCTGGACGGGCTGATCACCAGGAATCCCGCCGAAGCGATCCAACTTCCAGCGCGCTCAAAGAAGGAAGTCGATCCGTTCACTCTCGACGAGGCCAATTTGATCATCGCTGAGCTATACAAGCACGCGCACTGGCCCAGCCAGATCTACGCAGCATTCTTCGAGTTCATGTTCTTCACGGGGCTTCGCCTCTCTGAAGGCTTGGCTCTACGCTGGGATGCGGTGGATTCGATAAAGAAAACCGCTCACGTCCGACGGACAGTCGCGCTGGGCGTTGTGGAAGAGAGGACTAAAACCGGCCGTGATCGGTTTGTTCTGCTCAACGACAGAGCGCTGCATGCCTTGGCGTTCGCGAAGCAGTATGCAGCGCGCCGCAAGCAGGGCAAGGGGCAGTTCAATGAGTCGCCGTTCGTCTTCCCTCCAGGGAAGAATGGCGAGTACGTCAAGCAGACATCGGACCTCCACCACCAATGGCGCCCGATCCTGAAGGGTTTGGGGATCCGATATCGCCCACCGTATAACTGCCGCCATACCTATGCGACAATATGCTTAATGTCCGGTCTCAACCCCGCATTTATCGCCCAACAGCTCGGGCATAGCGTGCAGATGCTCTTATCGACTTATGCACGTTGGATTAACTCGTCCAATGACTGGCAGGAGCTGGAAAAGCTCCAGATTGGTCCGAAATTGGTCCGTAGCTGCGATGAAGCCACGTAA